TGCGGGAGTTGGCGCAGGTGCAGGAGCTGGTGCAGGTGCGGGAGCCGGAGCTGGGGCCGGAGCCGGAGCAGCCGTTGCAGTAGTGCGACGGGGCTGACCAATAAAGGCGGTCGGGCCCTCTAATGCGAACTGCGCCACCTCTCCTTTAGTCGGATCGGCAATGCCCAGGCTAGCAAGTCCCTGTTCTGCGCGGAATTGCTGATCAAATGAAAGCTTGTCGTACTCCACAGCAAACGGGTCTACCTGCGGAGCAGTAGCTGGGGCAGGCGCAAGAATGTTCTGCACCTGCTGTTCTGCCTGAGCCTGAGCGCTATTAATCGCTCTTTGTGCTCGGGCCCACTCCATCGAAAGGTCGCCAAGCGCGGCGGTGTTTCCTGACTGTTCTGCTGCTTCATATTGCTTGACGATGTCAGATGACTTGTTTTCTAGCGGTGCAACCGTCTGCCGATATGCATCATTAAGAGCGGCCACCTGATTAGCCTGCACGTCGAGCGTGGCTCTTTCTGTAGGAGCCAAAAGGTATGGAGCCAACGTTGGTGGCCGTGATGACGGTGCGCCATCAAGAGTTGAGCTGCCAGATCCCGATGGCGGAAATGGCCCTATTCCTGTAATGCCTCCGCTTCCAGGTGGCGGTGGTGGCGATGACCCTATACCTACTCCACCTATGCCAATAGCACTCGGAACGCCTATCAAAGCCTCATAAGTACCAGCCCCATGCACACCTTGCATGGTCGGAATGTCAAAACCTTGCCGCTGTAGATTGATGTTGGCCGTACCACGCTCAGTTGCACCCTGCGCGTATTCCCAGATGCCCTCATTAATCCCCGCCCGAGCCATATCAAGGCCACCAGCTACAAATTGATTAGCGGCTGATTTTTGAGCTACTCCCTGTGCAATGTCTGCTGCAATCTGTTTAGTGAAGATCTGCTCCGCGCCCTTACCGCCAGCCAAAGAACCGGCAGCCATGTTTGCAAAGATCAGATCTAAATTTTTTCCGTTATATGCCTGAGCCTCTTGAGCGCGCAGCTCAATTTCTCCGGAACTTAAACCTAGTTTGTACTTTTCATTCGCCGCTGTGAGAGCTTTTTTTGTCTCGTCGTATAGAGTGCCCTTGGCAATACCCGCGCCCTGGATGCCACCAAGGCCATACGTCGCAATTTGAGCTTGCGCAGCTGTTGTACTCAACGCTAACGCTGGCGCCAATAAAATTGCTGACCCCATGATGCTACCGACACCCTGGAATATTGCAGCGGGATAAGCTCTTAACGCCTCAAAAGCAGCAATGGTCTGATCAAGCACGCCAGCGTTCTTCGCCGCGTCCATGATGCGATTTGCTTCGTCTTTGTCATTTTTAGCTGCTGCACTAAGCATGCCCTGAATGTAAACATTAGCCTTGTCAAAATTCTGGGAGATAACATTGTTTGCGCCAAAAACATCCGCAAAGTTTTTGCCGACATACGCCATCGCGGAAAGCGCTTCTAGCGTTGTTGCTTCTGGCTTGGCAGCACTGACAACATTAACGATAGCGTTTTTAACAGATTGAGGAACGCCTTCTTTAATATTTTTCCAGGTATCTGATACTGTTCTGCTTACCTCTGGAGGTATAAACCTGTCGCGCTGCTTTTCTGGCATGTTGGCAACAGCGTAGTACCAAGCCATTGGGTCTTCAGTTTGCAATGCGCTAAGCGTTTCTGCACCTTCTCTGGTGGCAGTCACAACAATTGGTTCCAAAACAAAATCAACGCCATTCAAGGACGATTGCTTCAATATGAGTGTGCCCGCATCGCTTGGAGCAGACGTAGTCACTCTTATTTTTGGCTTTCCAGTAACCGGGTCTACATAAGCATAGTCATCGTCTTTACTAGCCTTCGCACCGGATGTAATTTGAATGTTTCCGGTTTTTGAGTCTCTGCTTATCTGAGCGGTTTCAATAGCTCGCTGATCAGCAGGCAGCCTACCAATAACCTGATTGCTCTTGCGATCGATGACGTTGTAGTCACTGTCGATCTTAAAGTTCGGCGTGACCGTGTTCGGATAGACCTTGTTGCTTACGCTATCAGGCGGCAAGCTCTTAAGGTACTCATCGTATGCAAGACCAAGCTTGCTTTGCTTCTCTTGATAAAGCGCGTACTTGTTGGGATCTGTCAGCGCCTCAGCGTTTGCAAGAATGTCGTCTTTTAGCTCATCAGAATACTTGGTAAAGAGAAAAGAGTTTATTGAGACATTGTCAATTTTTGCTTGAGCGCCGTCGTACAGCTTAGCGATGTCGGCTTTTTCTTGTTCTAGACTGGCTACCTGTTCAGAAATGCTTCTATTGACAACGTCAAAATTGTCCTGCCTGTTTTGAAAAACTTTATAGCTTTCATTTACTTTATTTGCAGCAGCATTGACCTGCTCAAGAGAAACGCCGGTACTAACTAAATTACCAAATTCATCGTATGTCCAAGGAGACCCACCATTCAAGTATGCCTGCTCGGCCGACTTATAAGCTTGATAGTCTTGTTTAACAACATCTAAAGCTTGCTGAACAGACTTAGCCTCTCTGTCAAAAACCCTGTCATAGTAGGGAATGCTTTTATTAAAGTCCTTCACACGCTCTTCAAGCTTTGCATTCCTTGAGCTTATTTCCGCGGTCAGGTCTTCTACTTCGGCGTAGTTCTGCTGAGCTTTTTGAATGCTGTTCTGGATTACGCCGGTGCGTATTCCCTGGCGCATCTTGTCAGTAGCAAATTTGACCGCGTTATCCATCACCGCGTCACTGACATCTTTGCCCGTTAGCGTTGCGCTTATGGCAGAGCCCATGCTCGTCATCATTAATGACGCAGCCTCTGGATTCTCTTTGGCAAACTTTGCAATATCGCCGTTCGGGTCTGCCTTGAACATGCGAGAGAAAACCTCTGCGCCTTGTTTCAGCGCACCCTGCATTGTCGCTGTGATTGCTGCTTCCGCAGGGTCTCCGCCTGTTACAGATGCAATCGTCGATTGCGCGACTATGTTTTTGGCAAAGTTTGGAAGATCTCGAAACGCGGCAGATTGATTAAAAATGTCCGGCAAAGACGCGGCAGCACCCATGATTGCGCCAGTCTTCAACCCCTGAGCCCAATCTCCGGTTTGCAGGCCAGTCTGAAGAGAACTGCGTACAGCGCCGCTTACTACTCGTTCGGCTATATTACCTGCCGTGACTCCGAACCCAGGCATAGAGGCATCAACAGCAAATCCAACTTCAGTGCCGACATAACTGCCAGCGGCAGTTCCAGCACCAGCAGCGACGCCGCTAATAACCGCGCTTCTAAGAACATCACCAACGTCACCACCTTGAATGGCGGTCATCGTTCCTGATACGACCCCAGCTCCAATACCGGCAGCAACAGCAGGGCTTACAGCACCAAGACCAACAGCAGATGCTGTGTATTGACCAATTTGTGGGATCAGGTGGGGAGCAAAAACTGCCGCAGCCACCAAAAGAATGGCTGGGTTTTCTTTGATCTCTTTGGGTACAGCCTTGGAGACTGTCTTTTCTACGCCTCTCCAGGCTTTTTGTAGATCTCGTTTCGGGTTCCAACCCATGTCACACCCCCACTATAAAGATGCGCTTGCCATCTTTTTCAAACATATCGAACATGGGAGATGCAGCCTGTATGACGTCTTCGTACTCGTCTTTGGGCTTGGTATAAGTGAAGATTGTTTTGACGCCTATGCTTTTTGCGTAGTCAACAAATTGATCTAGTTCTCTTGCGAGAGAATCTTGATCGTATTCGGCATACATGGGGTGAAACTCAATCAAGCCCTTGTCACGCACCATGGTCAAGAACACGGTTCCCCCAAAATGCACGAGCTTCGTCCCCTGGTCTTGCACCATAGAGCTAAGCTTTTGCAAGAGAACGTTGACCTCTTCGTCGCTTTTGACGTGCTTTTTATAGAACGCCGTTACGATATCCAGAACTTCTTGCAACTCGTTTTCAGAGACTTCAGCCATTTGGTATCACCGTCGGGTTGATCGCGGCCAGAAGGGCTGATGCCCAGTCAAACCAGTTATCAAAATTTTCTGTGTTCGGTATTGCTTCGTTGACGAAGACGTCGATTGCTTTTAGTCCGTCTCCCCACTCTTTCCAGTCCGTCTGGGGCGTAGGAATAGCAAGCTGGTTAGAAGCGTACTGCTCGCACATAAGCGAAGCCCAAGACTCGAACGTATGGAATCTTGGATCGTATACGAGTGGAGGCGATACGGTAGACATTAGTAGCCCCTGACGTCACCGTAGGTTGCGCTCAACAGCACGCGGCCCATTTGATAATTGCCACCGGCCTCGTTCGACTCAAACTTCAGCCGAAGCTCTCGCCGCTGCTCTTTCATGTCGATCTTGTTGGTGTTCGGCGCGAAGACATAAGGATCTGAAGTCTTGTCTTCGACCTGAGCATACGGGCGGCCTGTAACGTATAGGTTCATGTTGCCGGTCATGATGAAGTCAGGTTCCACCCGCTCCAGGCGCAGCCATCGATTCAGACCTTCCATAGAAGGCTGCGACGGCCCACCGGTCACCAGACCAAGATCGCTGGTCTCGAAGTAGGACTGAATGGCGTTCACGTTCTGGCCATCGATCTCATCCGTACCAATCTCGTGCTGGTAGACCTTGATCAGATTCGGGCGTGTTCTGAAGGTGACGGTCTCGGTAATTGTGGCTAGGGCATTCTGGGTCAATTGAATGGTCTGGGCGTAGATCGCGCTCACGTCAATTGAGAATCCGGAGCCTGCACCGCCAAGGTTGGTGTTAGATGCGCTCAGCACGTCACCGATCTGATAACCAGCTCCGACGTCAGTCACGACCACACTGACCACAGCGCCACCAGTAACGGTGATGGTGGCCTTCGCACCGAATCCAGACCCTCCGGTAAGGGGCACGTTGTTGTAGGTGTTGTCGACGTACAGAGACCCACCAACGAGGTTCGTCAGCGTCTTAATGTTGCTCGACGTGATGTCCTGAATCAGGGTATTAGCAGGCAGAGCCGAGGCCACTACGAGCTGATTGACGGCTACCAAGTCGTTGTACGTGTCCGAATACAGGAACGGAGAACCAGAGGTCAGGCTGTATGTGCCGCTGTCGATGACCTCAGATACGGTTCCTGGCCATGCAGCCTCGACTGGGTAGGCAAAGACCTGGGAAAAGTAACCGGCGGTCCTGCGAGAGCCTGCGGCCAGCCCAGCGTCGTACCAGACATTCTCTCGGACGTTGTAAATGATCGCGTCATTGCACTCGGTGGAGTCGCCGCGGGGGTAGAACCACCAGATCTCGCCAAACCGGGGAACTTTTGTAGCCCAGACCTTCTGCCGCTGGGTGTAGTTCAGGTTGTCAAAGAAGTAGTTCTGGTTCATCGAGTTCGGAATCTCTTTGACCGTTCCGTTATAGAGCAGGAACCGGTCTACACCGCACCAGTAGTAGATACCGTCGTACTCGATGACCGACTGCGACGACATGATCGAGCTCTGGCTGGAGATGATGTCGTACCGCCAGAAGGTTGGAGCTGCGTAATCGGCCGTTCCTGCGATTCCCAGGGACTGCGGAGCGTAGGACACACGGATCAGGCTATCAAGGCTCCAGAAGAGGCCTGAAGGGCTGTTAGAGCCACCTCGAACCGGCAGGCCCTTGACGATCTTGCCGCTCGCCACGTTGTTTTCGTTGGCGTCTGCCGAGACCCAGTCTTGAGCATTACCGGCAGAGCAGTTCCGAATCAGGCCGTTGTTGCCATAAACAAAGATGTAGGGGTGCAGAACGACTACGCCGCCAGAAACCTGCACGTTATTGTCAAAGGTGGCGGAGATCGTGCCGGCTGGGACCGCGTTATTCAGCCCAATCGAGGTGCCATTGACCGAAATGACCTCGGTTCCTGCGGGTATACCCGAACCTGTGACCGTCTGGCCTACTCCGATTAGTGGATTAACCACTGCGACAGTGACCGTAGCGGTGCCGGTGGCTGTGATCGTATCGGTAAAAACCCCAATCTGGCTCATTGTGTTGCCAGTGATGCTGCCAATCAATACCGGAGTGTCGGCGGTGGCGTCGATGGCCGCCAGATTTTGGCCTGGGTGAGCAATCAGGCTCTGGACCCCAGACCCGGCAACGTCATAAAACCCGTCGAATTGCCACAAGTTGAGGTCCGAGGGGGTGAAATCAGACAGGGTGAAGTCTGTGATGCCCGATCCGACCCCGTTATCGTCAATCGTTAAGACTTGCAGGCCATTGTTGTACCCACTAAAGACCGAGTTGAAGTTGTCTGAGGGGTTGACCCATATCCCGCGGGACGGACCCTGCATCTGGTCAGAGATGACCCGGAATCCGCCAATTTTGCGGGGGCGGCCGCGTTGGAAACGAACCCACCGACCGTCGGTGTAATACTGACGATCTAGGACCGTACCGTCCCGCTGCACCCCAGGTAGGGTGTCGATCGAAAAGACCTTTTCGGTCATTAGAACGTCCCGCCGCTAATGCCACCCGAGAAGGTGCCAGATCCGGTGATACCTAGACCGGAAGCATTGAGCAGCATCCGTAGGCTCCCCAAGACAGTCCAGCCAATCTGGCCGCTTCCTGGTCGGTACATGCCGGTGGTGGTTTCGGCCGCAAAGTTTAAGGGGGGAGAGGAAACCGTACCGTTAGGCAGGGAAAGGGTCACAGCGCCCGCGGCAATCGTCGAGGCATTGAATAGGTTGGCGGAATCGCACAGCAGGATAACCTGCTCACCGGGGGGCACGACGGCAGTGTTGGTGCCTGCGATGCCCGTGGTAAAGGTAATCGTGTACCCAGAGCCCGTGCCGTCAGTCTGATTGGTAATGTAGTAGACCTGAATCGTCGGGGGGAGCTGAATAGTTACGTTTCCCGACAGCGTGCCGGTGTACTTCTGAATGACGTTGGAGGCCTCAGACGCGGTCAGAATGTATGACCCGGTCGTAACCGCCTTGGTTAATTGCGTGAAGTTGAACTGCGTCGACTTGCCCAAGCCTACCGTGTAGAAGGCAGCTCCCGAACATGTAACGAAGCAGCTATCTGCCGGTTGCAAAGCAACAGTCGACGATCCGTTGATTAGATCGCCGCCAGTGGTTGCAATCGTGAGCGTGCCGGTACCGCCATTTCGGACCACAATGAACCAGTCATTGCCCAGCGTGGCAGAGGAAGAAAGCGTCAGGGTTCCCGCCCCGCCGGTCCAGACGTAGTTCTCAGCTCGGTCAGTATCTAGCGCGGTGTAGTTCGACGCGAAGGTAGTCACATTAATTGCTGAGTTCAGCGTGGCGCCGATGGCCTTCAGACCGTTGCCTGCGAGGCTTGAGGAATCAATCGCAGAAGCCCCGGCACCAAAGGCTAATACGGACCATGTGCCGGCCGTGGTGGTGTTTGCTGTGATGTAGATGTACCGAGCCAGCCCCGCGGTCATAGAGACGAGCGTATTGCCGTCGTAGTCCGCCAGGGTGAAGGTGTTAGCACCCACGTTACGGATAAGAAGATCTTCGCCAACCGAAGCTTGGTTCGCAGGCGGTACCCGCAGGGTCAGGCCGCCAGACGAGGCGGTGACGTTCATGATCCTGGCCGCGACGTTATCCGTGGCGTTGCCATTGATCGGCCACTCCAGGGTGGTATTGGCCGCTAGAGTGACGGTGCGGTAGCTGACGTCGGTCGGTTGAATGACGTTGCCGGTGAATGGGCTGATAAAGCTCATGATGCATCCCTTACTATGCTCTGACGGTCAGCCACCCGAGTGATGTCTTCGGCCTGCAAGGTGGTGATGACCTGTTGATATTGGGCCTGCCACATGGGAATGCGCTCGTCGTTCTTCAAGAACGGCATGGCCTGCAAAAGAGATCCGTACAGCATTGCCTGGGGCGCGTACTGGGTAAACCAGTTGCTCTGATTCGACGAGTCCAGGGGCTGTGCCCGCTCGTAGTACAGAACCTCGTAGTTGTAAGCGATATCAGGCGTAGGCGCCACGAGCCAGTGCGTGTAGTCGTAGTCGCAATAAAACTTCGGCGTGTCGGTTTCTGTCGGATTTGGCCAGAACTCCCGAAGGTACTCGTACTTCCGCAACAGCACGGGCTGCCGGCTACCGGCCACCGTCACATTAAGCGAAACGGTTTTGCGCCACCGAGCGGGCTTGTCGATCGTTGCTTGGCCGGGGACCATCTGAGAGGTGGCCACCGTCAGGTTGCCAAGAAACTTGAGCTCGGTCGCGATGACCTGCTCAGCCAGCATAATGAAGGTGGGAATCTTATCGAGCGTGGCCTGATCGGTCCGCTCCAGGTAGGTAGAAAGATCGTCTACCAAGCTGTCATAGGTCATTACGGCGGCAACGGTCATCACCACACCTTTTTCTTGATCGATTCGGGCTGGGGTACGAATTGCTTCCCGGCCTTTGTTCCTTCACGCTTGGCTCGGGTGGTTGCCGCGTATTCAGAAGGGGTGAGCTTCTCTCGTGCCGCTTTTGGCAAATAACGTTCGCCAGTCGCTTTAGGGCCCTGCGTGGACGGTTTTCCAGACTTGGTTCCCCAGTCCTCCTTCGTCCACTTTGAGAGCGAATTATCCGCCTTTTTGGGGCCTTTGTAACCCCCGCCAGAGGCTTTGTACTTCTGGGTGGCAAGCTGAGCCTTCCTGGCAGACCATTGACCCGGTGAACCGCCTTTCCCAGAAGCTTTCACCTGCGCCTTAATGCGCTCCCATTTCTCGGGCTGGGTCTTGGTGGCGGAGCTCATTTGTCAACCTTGGTGTCCAGCTTGTCAAATATCTTGCCGAGCATCTGTTTGATCTCGGTAATGTCGCTGCGGTAATCATCACGCGTGACGTACATAAGGGGCAGTTCAGATAACCGATCCTCAATTTTGATGATTGATCTGGAAATGGAATTAAGAATCCAGCCGCCAAAGACGCCTGCAAGACCAAATCCAACGTTGATGAGAACCTGGGAATCCACTTTGCGCTCCTTTACGCTACGAGTCCTGGGAGGTATACGGTCTTGCCGTCTTTGCGTGTTGCTGTCAGATTTTGCTTCTTCAAATCTTTGGGGTCATACGATACATGCACCCAGCCGCTATCAGGCACGCCTGGGGTATAAAACTCAAGAATGAGCTGGGTATATTCCAGGTTGTCCGCGATCCATTGCGCTAGTTCTGCATTAGCCACGCCTGGAATTTCAATGTCGGCAGCCTGCCCCCGACAGTGATCACTGGTCTTTGACCCTCCCACTGCGGCATTGACCTCGGGTGCCCGGTATCCGGAGTTGACCTTAACGCCCTTAGCAAAATGGTCCCGGACGGGCTGGAGCACTCTTTCACATAGAACTCTAAGGTTGCCAATCTCGGTCTCCCCAGGGGTGTTGTCCATGCCTCTACGCAAAGCCGTCTCCGACTTCACCATCTCGGCCAGACTGAAGTTCTTGGTTAGTTGAGTCATTTCTGCCCCTTCATGGCCAGGATCTTCTCAAGAGTCCGGCCGCCAAAGTAGAAACTCATGATCAACATGCCCCACTGGCCCAGCAGGGTGACGTAGGACTCGTTGGCGTTGTACCCGTAGGCAGACATCATGGCAAACACGGTGTAGACCACGAGAATGAAGATCAGGGTCATGGGGCGGATGTTCTTCGACAGCCAGGAGTCGGAGGCCATGTCAGCCTTAGCCCGCTCCGTGAGGTTGTCCTGCTCATTCATATCGGCCTGGAGCTCGTCGAGCCTGCCGTCTTTCTCAAGCTTCTTCAGCTCAAGCATTGCCTGAGCCTTAGCCTCCGGGCTTGGCAATACTCTGTCGATGACTTTCTCACCGATCGACAGCAAAGCAGCAAGGGGATGTGGCATTTACTTTCCTATCTTCGTACTGGCAACGCCAGAAATTACACCGATCGCCACGAGCATGATCTCTTTCAGAATCTCAAGAAACTTCTGGTCTATGGGGGCCATCTGCGTCAGGTCATGATCGACAAACAAAACACTCAAGATGATGCCAAGAGTAGAGATAACCAGCAACGACAGCACGCCGATAACTACAGCGGCCCAGACCATCGTTTGAATTTCTTCTGCGGTGTATTTCATCCTCGGTCCTTTAGCATGTATAGCCAGAGCGCACCAATCATCAACCCCACAAATATCGAACCAGATACAAAAAGCCAGAACCCCAAGAGGATCTGTTCCATCAGCCTTGCACGACGAGCCTTCTTTTCATGCTCACGCTTCAATTGTTCCCTGGCCTCTGCTTCCCTGCGCTGTCTTGCCTTCACCTGAAACGACTGCCAGTCATCCCACAGCCCAGGTCTACCCTGGTAAATAAACATCTCTCGCAGTTCCTGCTCTTGCTTCTTTAACTGCTCCAGCGCAAAGAATTCTTCTAGGTCGTTGCGCTTGTGATCCGGTGTTGCTATTACCTTCTCTTGAATCTTTGCCTTGTTATCAAAATACTCAAATACCGCCTTGCCAGCCTGGATGATCTCCCCGCTGTTATTGATGGCCTCTTTAATAACTGCAAAGGCCGCATTAGCAGCGGCGAGCTCAAGAAGCATACTTACATGAACACCATCAGCATGTTGCCGCTTGCCTGCGGGGGAGCGGTGAAAATCCAGCCCGTATTATTTGCGACGTTCTGAGATCCCGTTCCCGCGTACCACGCAGCACCGCCAGTTGCAGTCGAGTTTGAAATTTGTAAAAAATCAACGCTGACCGTGCCGCTAGATCTGGAAATGGTACTGATGCCGGAAACAGTATTTAATGTTGTTCTAGCGGCAGCAGAAACTCCAGTCAATGTAAAGTTTTCAAAAAAAGTTGTGACGCCACCCGGCATTGAAATAGTATTGATGCTTGCAACAGAACGCTGAAGATCCGCAAACGTATTGCTGCCGGTAATCACTAGCGTTCCAGCTCCAGCTTGTTCAAGAATTCCATATGTTAGACCGCCGCCAATAAATGTTTTGCTGGATGCGGAACTCATGGAAATTTTTGACGTTCCGCGATTCAACGTCAGACCAGTCGCGGTAGTAACGTCCCACGCATTTGCTCCCGCTCCCAGAATGGTCCACGTTGAGCTTCCAAGAGTCAAAACTCTGGTAGCAGACGGGGGCGAGGAAAAGGTGCCGGTAGATATGCTGAAGTTTCCCGTGTTAAACGTTCCGGAGCTGAGTTGAAAATTTCGGGTACTCCCCATGGTCAACGCACTACCGGCCGTGTAGGTAGCTCCAGGGGCCGCAATTGTTATCGGGAAATCGAGCACTTCTCCATTAGTAGTAATTGAGTGCGATCCAGATGTAGCGGCAAACGTTACTGTGCTGGCCGTACTTGTAAAAGTCGGAGACGTTCCAGCAACAGTGAAGCTTCCATACACTGTAATTGGGCTAAAGCTGACGGTATAAGTAGCGTTTGCAAACGTGAGATTACGGACACCGTCGTTCGTAGTTGTTGAGAGCGTGAAGTTACCCGCAGTAGCCGGCACGCTGATATCAAAAGCATTCGCCTCAGAAAGAGCACCAAAGTTTAATGTCTGTGCCGCTGGAAGCTGCGGGGCAATCGTTTTGGTTGTGCCGGTAGAAGTCAGGTTCGTACTGGTTGTAGAGTTCCAAACGGTTCCCGTACCAGTCAAAGAAATCTGTCCACCCGTTCCGAAGCTAATAGTTCTCGCATTGCTGTTGCTGGTTGTATAAAAACCCGTAGACAACGTTCTAGTCCCGAGGCTAACGGTCCCGGCGGTATGCGTAAACGAGCGGGAAGAGCCAATCGTAACGTTGTCTCCCAGGGCAAGCGTACCGGTGACATTACATGTCATTGGGAAGTCAAAAGTCTCTCCGCCGGATGTAATTGTCTGCGTGCCGGAGCTTGCTAAAAATGTCCACGTATTTGAACCAGCCGTAAATACGGGCGTTGTTCCCAGGACCGTCAAATTGCCGTAAATATTCAGAGCGGTGTTTGCTACCGTATAAGCCACATTGGCAAACGTCAAACTTCTAACACTATTGCCGGTAGAAATGGTCAAAGTATTGTTAGATGCGGTTGTCGGAACGTTGACGTCAAAGGTATTGGCTTCTATCAATGTTCCAAACGTCAATGTTTGATTGCTATTTAAATTTGGCTCAACAAATCTGTTCGTTCCCGATGCAATTACCCCACCTCCACTGCTAGTGTTCCAAACCACTCCACTACCAGTTAAGCGGATAGCTCCAGACGATTGGAAATTTACTGTTCCGGACGGTGCGTCAAACGACGAAACCTGAAGTCTAAAATTATTGAGGTTTAACGTGCCATTGCTAAATGACAAGCCAGATGCAAAGGTGCTATTACTGTTTAATTGATAGGTTACACCGGACGTATTCATCACAACCGTACCGGTGCCACCAAAAGTATTGCCGTTGGTACTAATTATTTGGGTACCAGATGCCGCTTGAAAACGAAGAGATGATGTGCCGCCAGAGAACGTGGTAACCGCTCCATTCATAGTCAAATCGCCATAAATGTAGTAGTCCGCGTCACGAGTAAATGTATATGTTCCGCCGTTAAGCGTTAAATTTCTGACAACTCCCCCGGTGGTGACCGTACCTCCCGAACCAACAACCAAAGTTGTGATGTCTATTGCATTAGTTGATGCAAGACTTGAATCAGTTGTGATTGTGCATCCAGAAGCCCCGACCGTAGCAAATATTTGTCGGGAGGTACCAGTCATTGTCAGGTTTGTACTAGTAGCATTGGTAAATGAAGCATTTTGATTTATGGTTATTGATCCTGTACCAAACGCTAAAGTACGAGCTGATGTACCCGATGTACTAAAACTGGTAGTAATCGTAAGACTTCTGTTATTTAAGTTTAATGTTCCCTGAATATGGTTAATAGTCCGGCAGATCATGGCGTCTGCCAGCACGGTCGTGTGGCCAGAGCCATTTAACGAAAACGTAGTATTAAAAGTATTACCGTTGGATGTAATAGTGCTAGTAAATGCGGCAGAGGGAGCGTTAAAAAAGAAAGACGCATCAAAAAGTATGGAACCCAACAGGTTAATATTCCCATACATTTCTGTTGAGCTGCTACCTATACCATAGGTGTACACACCACTTTCAAGGGTTAGAGTACCCTGAATCAAGGAAACAAGAACACGCCCAGTGCTTCCAGTATTGACGCAACGAACATTTATCTCTTTACCCGCTACAGGAACACTATTTATAACAAGATTTCTAGTGTAGTTGTCTGCCAAATTTCCAAACGGCAGCAACTCTACATTTCTTGATCCAGATATTGTTCCAGAAGTAGCGTCATTATACCAACCAAATGAAACAGCATTAGTACTTTCGGAATAACAAATAATTTTTCCAGTTCCGAAATTGATATTTGTGTCATTTGCACCGGCAACAGACTGCAATCCGGTACGAACCATCAAACTAAATGATTGCAGCTCTATCCACCCAGCGCCTGCACCTATATTGGGGTTGCCAAAATATAACTGACCTATTTGATTTGGTAAATGAGTTCCTTGTCCGGCGCTACCGGCATTACTTGTTAATCGCACTGGTCCGTTGACATTGTTCACCAAATACATGGTAAAACCGCCTGCACCATTAAGATTTACTTCCTGAACTGTTGCATTATTAGAATTGAACCAATATGAAGTAACAAGGTTAGCTATAAGCGTGCCACCATACGTCAAATTTCTAGAAATATAAAATTCAGAAACACCAGAGAGAGTTAATGTATATGCGCCGTTTTCTGCAATTAAATCTTTTAAATTGATTGGGCCGCTTGAAATTTCAGGATGTGAAAATGACACTGTCCCTGTACCTCCGGCCACTATTCTTATGCCAAAGCACTTTGTTCTTCCGGTGGTCCCATCTTCACCCTGATTAACACGTACGTTAATTGTGTTGCCAGATGGTGGCGCGACCACTTCTATTGGATTATTGTTAAGAATAGCAGTGCAGCGAACATAATAAGCAAACACAACATTAACAACGTTTCCGGTTGTTCCAGTGCATCTTATTTTTGACGTACCCGGAAAATTGATGCTACTGTTGTTTGCTGTTGGCCGTGGATCTACAGAAAAATTATTAACAGTAAGCGTTGAGTTGTTTGTGATGGAAAAAGTCCCACCAAAATACCTGAATCCTTGTGACGTTCCAGTAAATGTTGCGCTTTGATTGACCCGAATGGGCGCTAACCCAAGCGATGTAATTGGTCTTGTAAGAACAGTAAAATCACCACCAAATGTTTTCCCATTTGGATTGAGGTCCGTTCCAAGGGTATCAATCGCCTCCAAAATAATACTGGCCGAAAATGTTCCGGTATACCCTGGATCAACTGTCATTGATCTGCGAATATATGGAGCATTTGTTACTGAGTATGATCCAGCCCCTACTTCTAAAATGTTAAATGCATTTGTGACATCTATGGTGCCCGTTCCAGAATTAATTAAATAAAGGTCGGCGTGATCTCCAATATTTACGTTCGTTGGTGCTTGGCCGCCAACTTGAGCAGTGATTCCTGCGGGCGGGCTAAGAACCTCAAGTCTTCCGCCAGCGGCAATATTCGTGCCGCCAACACCAAGTGTTAACCCTGTTGTAGATCTTGAGCAAACTACTTTCCCAGCTGGTGAACCCCATGTAAGACTATTACCTTGATAATTAAAGTAAGGGGTTGTCACGGTAAAGCCATTAAGATTGAATCCAGCGGAATTGATAGATACCTGACCGCTAACCGTAGCGGCCGAATCCATTCGGACTACGTTGTTTGTTTTATTGCTTCTAAGGTTTCCAGGGATGGTTTTGCCGTTTGTATTTACAGTGCTGGTAACCGCAGATCCGGCCATATCAAACGAACCAATATAAGTAAGCGATCCGCTTGCAGAAAGGGTCAAATTTCCACTGATATTGATTATTCCGGAGCCAGCAAAAGTGCCGGTATAGCCGGTCATGTTGAGTGACAAGCAGTTGTTTGTTCCACTGTTTGTGCAAGTACCGCCACCAGAAGACGACGTAAAAAAAACGTTATCCGCGGCCGTGGGAACAGATGCGCCACCGCCTCCGCCGTTTGTAGCGGACCAGTTAGTGGTGTTTGTGGTGTTCCAAGTGCCGGTACCACCGACCCAATATCTATCGGCCATGACTCAATCCTTTTTTATTCTTCAGCAGGCGGCACCACTAACTCTTGCTGAGTTGGTATATGAACACCACTGGCTTCAAGCTCTTCATTAGATGGACCGGGGGGCGGATTGGTAATGATTGCCACCCAGTTATCAAAGCGCTCCTTCTTCATCGCCTCAATCTGCTCTTCCGTGAAAGAGTGATCCGCAGGCAACCATAGCGCGTCTGAATAATTAAACTGCCCGTCAGTGTAGGTAAAGGGGATCTGAACCATGCCTTCCATCTTCTTCTCCTTATGGTTGTTGTGCGACTGCAATTACGTCCCAGAACGTGTCCTGAGAGTTGTAAATACACCCGATATAGACCACTTTTGATATGACTGTAGTCGTGGGAAGCGTAACGCCAACAGCTCGATATGCGCCAGAGGTTGTGGTCCAGGTCAGCGCCCGAGCCGTACCGTTATCCTTGATCCGAATCACAAGCTTCTGACCGTCCGTAGGGGTTCCAGAAGGGGCTGCAATCGTCGCGGCAGTTGCCAGGGCGGTAACAGTATATTGATCCGCTGTGTCGCCCGTAGGGGTGATTGTGGCCGAGCTGGAGACCGTCTGAATCCTGGGGGTGAATCGCTTGTTGGTCAGGGTCTGCGTGTCGGTCGTACCGACGATCGTCATGTTCGCATCAGCGAATGTGTAAGTTTTGACGGAACTTGTCGGACCACTGACCTGGAAGAAGGCGTTGTTGGTACCGCCGTTGGCCGCCGGCAGAATGCCTGTTACGGCGGTCGTGAGACTCACTCCAGACAGCGTGCCGCCAAGCGTGAGGTTCCCAGACGACGTAACCGTGCCGGTAAGGGTGAGGCCGTTGACCGTGCCAGTACCGCCCACAGAGGTGACCGTGCCTCCACCTGTGCCCGCACCAATTGCCGTGCGGAAGGACGCTGCATCAAGTGAGGAGACGGTGTTATCAGCGTTGAACCGCGGGAAGGTGATTGCGCCTGGGTTTGCCAGGGTGAATAGGTTTGAGCCGATCGTGGTTGCGCCCAGACCTGTTCGAGCGGCCGCCTGCGTAGCCCCGCCCGTACCACCGTTTGCGACCGGTAAGGTGCCTGTAACCGCTGTGGTGAGGCTCACGTTCGAGAGCGTGCCCCCCAGGGTCAAGCTGCCAGAGGTCGTCACGGTGCCCGTCAGGGTCAGTCCGTTGACCGTCCCAGTGCCGCTGACCGAGGTCACCGTACCGGTACCAGACCCAGCCTGCGCTAGAAGCGTGACTACGCCGGAGCCAGCTCACCTGGGGCCAAATCGCCCGCCAGCGGGACGGCCGAGGGCGTCGTGGAGTGATAGGTAATGATTGGGGTGAAGCCGGTCTGTGCCATTAGAAGGTACCTCCGAAAATGCTAAATTGGATACTGAAAAGTGTTGAGGTCATGTTCAGCAATCTCCGGCACCCTCGAACTCCGGACGCCGCTTAATGATGGCATACAGTTGTGCGCGATCTGCACCGGCCACGTAATCATCACCCGCAATCTGAACCTTACCAGCAGACAGAGGCTGTTTACCAGCGTCTCGTGCCTCTTTGGAGGCGTAGCCATAAAAGGTCACTTCTGTGCCTTTGCCTTTGAAGTCTTCAGCGACCGCTCCAATGTTCCAGTAGGTAGCAGGAAGTCCAAAGTCGGTGTCGATTGATTTTGAGAGTGCCATGAAAATTTCCTTTAGTTAAAACGTACCACCAGAAATACCACCAGTAGCAACTATTGCGGCGGCTGTGGTGACCCTTCCTGTTCCTTTGGGTGTTAGTGCTAGGTCTATGTTGGTGTCGGAGCCTTGTGAAGATAAAACAGGAGCAGATCCAGCCACCGCAGGAGCAACACGACAAAAATTTACAGAAGATGCTACTGGTAATGCCTGAAATAAAACCGTTCCGGCAGAACTTTGAAATTCACAAGCAAAAGTTCCTTTTGAGCGAATCGTCATTCCAATATTTGCATCACTACCTTGGGAAGATATAATTGGCTGAACACCAGTAGCCGCCCCCGTCACCTGTACAAAGTTCACCGCAGAGGCGGTGTGGGCTACGCGGAATTGTTCGTTTGTTGATGATGTATTTGTTGTAAAACTAAAATTTGAAGCACCCCTGGTAGTAAATACCATTCCAGTCGCACTTCCTGTACTCCATGAAAAAATTCTAGGGTTGCCTAATACCGAACCTTCTACTTCTAACCATCTGGTAACCCCTGCAACATCGTTTACTTTTAAAGAAGGATTCGTAGAATCACCGCCTAACTCTGTTACTCCAGTAGCAGTCAGCGTAGTAAACGTACCATCAGCAGGTGTCGTTGCACCTACCGTACCGTTTAGCGCACCAGAGAACCCTGTGGCTGACAGAACCCCCGTACTCGGAACAAACGATAGTTTTGTAGACGACGTTGTTGGCGCGTTACTTCCGGTGGTGTTTAACGAAACGACCGGGTAATAAGTCGACGCAGATAGCGTGTTATCAGTGACAGTAATGTTGGTAGCGTTTGATGCGTTTGTCGCATTTGTCGCGCTGCCAACCGTTACAGAAGAAGGATCAACATATTCTGGCGCAGACGCACCAGCCCGCAGCAAGAAAGTGGTCGTTCCAAGGTTCAGGAACCCTGTCGCACCGACACCCGTCTGGTACGGAAGAGCACCCGCAGTGCCGCCTGACAAGTTCGTCGCAGAGGTCGCAGAGACCGAACTCCACACAAACGTGGAGCCGTTCCAGCCGAGGTATTCACCAGGAGCGGAAGGCGCGGAGATAAAGCTCGTGGTCGACGACGCGGTGTTGTAAACGATCTGGTTTGCAGCGCCGCCTGCTACGTTGGTGGCCGTGGTAGCTGATCCTGCTGTCGTAGCAGAGCCTGCGGTCGTAGCGTTTCCAACAGTGATAGTTGCCGGGTCCGTGTACTGAGGAGCGGTTGCCCCCGCCGTGAGAATGTGGTTTGTCGAGCCGAGCGCCAGGAATGTAGTGACGCTATTCGCGGTGTTGTAAACGATCCCACCAGCAGAGCCATTCGCAACGTTTGTCGCCGTGTTGGCGTTGGTCGCGTTGGTAGCCGTTCCTACCGTCACTCCTGATGGGTCGGACCACTGAGGAGCGGTACCGGAAGAGGTAAGCAGGTAGGTCGAGGTGCCGATCGGGAGCGTACTGAATGACGAACCAGTCGCGTAATAAAGCAGATCTCCTGTCGTATAGGAGGTTAGACCCGTTCCACCCAGGCTGGTAACTACGGGGGAAGTCAGGCTGAACTGCGTACCGATAAGCGTTAGCCCTGTACCAGCGCTGTAGACCTGAGCAGAGGAAATCTGCGCGAATACGATGTTTGTAGTGCCGAACGTGATCGTTCCAGAGGTCGTGCAGGTGTAGGTCTCGCCCGCCCCTGTTGCGCCCTGTTGAACAAAGACAGTGGACCCCAGGCCAAGTGTCTGAGCGCTTGCTAGACCGTAGGTATCAGCATCCGACGAGCGTGTCAGAACCCAGTTGGTCGAGCCCGAACCGATATTGCTCACTACATAAATGCCGTTTTCTGTGGCATTTGTCTGCGTGTAAATCAGCACCCGGTCATTGACGCTAAGTGTGACACCATCAATAACCAGAGCCGCTTGCGCTCCGGCATTGGTAAGCGTTGCACCAACACCAGAGACGCCGTTGTTGTAGGTGGCAGTCAGCGGGACCGGGGACTCTACCCGCACCGGTTGGTGAAAGTGAATTGCCGAGACGACGAGTCCATCGACGTATTGCTTAGTGGCCAATTCCAGGTTCGACGTCGGGTCTTGAGTAACCGCAACGGAGGTAAGGCCGCCAAGAGTGAGCGAAGAGTTCCCAAGCGATATAGCAGTCGTTCCAATGGTCAACGAGCTGTTATCAAGAGCCGCATTCGGGATGCTTGAGAAATTCGTGCCGGTCAGTGTGGGGGCGGTGCTGTAAGAAGGCGTCGTGCCTCCCACAAGCACCCCCGATCCAGTCGCAAGCATCGCCGTAACGCCCAGCGCAGTCTGGTAGGGAATAGAACCTGCTGCGCCACCATCCAGGTTAGCAGATGAAACAGCGGAGGTTGCCGTAGTCGCGTTACCAACGGACAGCGTGGACGGGTCAACATATTCCGGCGCGGATGCTCCAGCCAACAAGAAGTGACCAAGGGCGCCGAGTGGCAAAAACGTACTGGTAGACGCCCCGGTGTTGTATACGAGCTGACCAAGCGCTCCGCCCGCAACATTGGTCGCAGAAGTTGCCAGGGTTGCCGTACCAACCGTTACCGAAGAAGGATCGACGTACTCGGGGGCGGAGGCTCCAGCACGAAGCAGGAACGTAGAAGTTCCTAGTGGCAGGAACGTCGTATTGGACGCACCAGCGTTGTAGACGAGTTGACCAGCAGCACCACCAGCAATATTAGTTGCTGTGGTCGCAGAAGCGGCGTTCGTAGCGTTTCCGACCGTGATGTTGGCTGGGTTTTCCCACTGCGGGTTGACGAGCCCTTCAACAAGAATGTAGCCCTGAACGTCACGCGGCAAGAATGCAGTGACTCCGACATTAGTGTTGTATGGAAGCTGACCTGCCCCACCCCCGGCAATGTTTGTCGCGGTGACTGCTGTAGTGGCAGTCGTTGCGGTAGTCGCATTTCCTACCGTAATCAGCGCGGGATCTGTCCACTGCGGCGCCGTGCCGCTGGAGGTGAGCATGAAGGTCGAGCCACCGATGCCCAGCTTAGAAAGGGCTGTGCCGGTTGCGTAGTAGACCAAGTCGCCTGCGGTATAGGTCGTCAGTCCAGTGCCGCCCTGCGAGGTTATGACCGTACCCGTGGTGATCTGGTTCGCATTGATAGCGATGGGCACAGTGGCCGCCGCAGTCAATTGACCCTGGGCGTTCACCGTGAAGGTTGAGACAGAATCGGCCGCACCGTAGCTGTTTGCCGCCACGGTCGTGTTGGCCATCGAGATCGTGCCGCTCGTGGTGATCGGGCCACCAGTCAGGCCGGTGCCGGTATTGATGAGCGTAATCGCTCCAGCAGGCAGTGCACTCCAGCCGCCACTGTCGTAGATCTCAAAGGCGTCTGTATCTGTGTTAAAACGCAGCATCCCATCTACGCCACCCGGCCGCTGAGCTGTTGTGCCCTTCGGCACCGTCATAGCACCCGTGCCAGGAATGATCGGGTCCGTCGTGATGGAAATCGTCGGATTGCCGGGGCCAGCACCGTTCGCGACCGTGATCTGATTGGATGTTCCAGTGATCACCATCGACGTGATGGAAGACCCGCCGACCACGCCCAGAATGCCCGTGCCAGAGATGTTCGCTAAGCTTGCTGGGAGGCCGTCTAAGGCGATCGTGGGGTTGCCTGATACGCCATTACCGTTGGAGACCGTGAGGCCCGCCCCGGACGTGCTGATGGTTCTGGCGGCCACCGTAGTGCTACCGGTCTTCACAATCACGCCATTGCCGGCCGCTTCGAGGCTGCCGGAGGCGCCATTGAGGATAATTTCAAGGTCAGACTGCGCGCCACCGTCATTAAGCCCCAGGCCCGTACCGGTCGACAGATACCGGCTATTGGGTAGGCTGGGCTCGTTATTGAGCGTCAAGAAGGTCTGGTTTTGACTAGGTGAGGCTGCAATGGCCCCCGTGGTCGTCTGTACCGTCTGCCCGTTCTGGACTATGGGCACCGACTCTGTACCGGTGATCGGACCTGCCGCAGGTAGTTGGGTAATCGTTACATTGGCCACGCTACACCTCTATGCCGGTTAAGTTCCCGTTGTTGCTGGGATCATCATCATTTTGCTGGGTGGAGATCACAAACTCATTGTCTCCAGTGGTGATCAGGTTGTTGTCGTCTACCGCGATGTCAGCGTCCGGACGGGGGAATCTGATCGTAATCTTCTCGGTTTTCCTGGCTGGCAGGCGGTACGGGTCAAATTGATCCGCGCAGCCCTGGTCGCAAACCTGCAAACCGGGGAAATTGGGGTCTGATCTCATCACCGCGTGCGGTCGCTTCATCCGGCAGCGGTCGCATATAGCGATCGCAATGTCGGAATAGCCGCGGGTGTCGAGAAAAAGAGCCATTTCTACCTCGTGTAGACCTGGATTCCAGGTGCAAGGTAGATTGGGCCGCGGTCGCGCTCTTCCATTTCGGCCTGCAAGAGGTACTTATCGGCCTGTCTTTCGAGGTAAGTCACGCGATCAAGGGGCACTCCAGGCAGCTCTAGGCTCATTTGGTGAGCTAGCATCGACTGAATGGCCAAAAACCAGCGCTGAGGGATCTCAAGCTCGCCATAAAGCTGGCCGACGTCCATGATCTGCCGGGAATACCAGACGGTCATCTGCACAAACGGGTCAGAAGGCACCGGCCAGAGGTACAAAGCAGGCCTGGGGATCGTCCGATCAAACCAAAATTGATATGGCTGGTTCGCGGTGAAGTTTTTGTTCGGGAGATTGGTGTAATCGTCGCGGTTTAGGCGCGCCATCGGGATTTCATTGCTGTTATTCCCGAAGTACAGCTCCCGAACGGACAAAGTATTCCCTCCGGTTTCTCTCATCCGGTAGAACTGAGCTGTCGTGCTCGTGTTCAGATCGTACCAAAGCCACTGATCATCGACCCAAGCAGTGGGTCCAGGCGCATACAGCGGGCTCCAGGTGATGTTGTCGTTGGAATATTCGAAGACGACATTAAAACTACCCGTAGTACCCGGCAGGACGCCGATTGAGCCCACGTAGACTGCGTTATTGGTACCAAAGTTGACAGACAGGTTGCCGTTTGGCGAGGTCTGCGTGCAGATCGTGTCGGTGTTGCTGTCGAATGCGTTGGCCACATTGCCGCCTGCGCTCGTGCCATAGCTGCCAGAGGGGCGGTTCATGGTGCGATACAGGACGTTCAGGGCGTCGTTAGCCCCCAGAGGCAGCTCATAGACCGCCTTGTCCGGCTGAAGGCCAATCACGACCTTGTTGATAGCCCAGTATTGAATCCCGATGTTGATCAGGTTCGACAGCAGGAAGAACAAAGACTGCCGTGCAGACAGCACCTGCTCCGAGGTCAGCTCCTCGGCAAGCTTCCCCGATCTGCGGGCGCCATGATCAATCAGCGTTTGGACATCGATTACGGTCGTTCCAACGGTTCCAGAGTAGGCCATATCACCATCCCGGACAGTTCCAGCGCTTCATCGAAGCCCTCGCTCTACTTCCTTTCTCGCTTTTTTCAGCGACTGGACCCATCCGGGCGCAGAACGAATCGCGCCGCTTACCCCCCTCGGGTTGTGGAGCCTTGAGATTGGAACCTGTCTCTCGGTTGTACTTTTCCCGGCCCTTGGCCGTTAGTCCAGCGCCTCGCTCTGCCGGCAGTTTTTCACCGCGTCCAATTGCAAGCGAGGGGCCACCATCCTTCATTTTCTTCGGCAGTTCTGCATACGACTTCTTGCCAACATTAGCCTCAGTGTACTCCTTAGCCACGCCCGGTTTAATACCCACCTTCTTAGCGAACTTGGGATTGTTTTCGGCTGCCTTCATCAGGCGAAACTGAGCTTGGCTTTTGGCTGGCATTGTTACTCTCCGCTGTTCTTAATGTAGATGCCTTCAAACGCGGCAGTCACATAGAAGTTGGAGCCGGAAAGCGCGATACCACGAGCCTCAATGTCTGTCTTTTCTGGAATCGGAAGTGCCACTTCCCAGTCATACCTGAAGACATTAGAGTTGACCGTAATGTCTGCTGTGTTTTGGAATACACCACCAAAGGGGCGAATTACAAACTTGCCCAGCACATACTGAGCAGCATTGTTTGAAGCCGCCGAGAATGTGCCGCCCGTAACGTACAAGGTATAGCCGGCTGGAACTGTCCAAATACAAGACTGAGTGCGGTTCTCGCCCAAAGGAATAACGGCATAAATCGTTGCAGGAACACCAGCAGTCACCGTTCCGGTGCCCACATAAATAGTTCCGGCCGCAGTTCCACCAGATCCCGCGGTCGCCACATAAACAGCAAATATGCGAATAAAGGTCGTGGTGGTCAGAACTTCAGTCTGGCCATCAAGCGTTACAGTCTCGCTTGCCTCGTTGTAATTCTGATCCAAGCCACTAACTACAACCGTGCGGGCGCCAGTGCCAGCCGCGTCATCATCAGCGCTAGAACTAGACACCTTCATGGCTATAGCGGCTGCTGGATAAGCGTATACCCCGCCCTGACTCCAGATCGTCTCTACAGATCCATTGATATCAGCGTTGTTGCCGAACACAAAAAGTGACTTGTGCCCTTGAATCTGCCCACGAGAGACCTGAAGCTCAAACGGCTCAAAGGCGCCTTGCCGGGTAATCGAAGAAATCGTCGTTGACATAAAGTCCTCCAGAAAAGCGGGGGCCTAAGCCCCCACCTTATTTAGCAAGAGCCGCCTCGGGCCATTTTACCGCCGTGCTTCTTCCCTGGCACCACCGTTACGGACCTTTCAGTCTCAGTGACGGCTCCATCACTCATGTACCTGTCGCTAGACTCTTTTTCGCGTTTTGCTTGCTGCGGGGTAAGGCGTTGAACAAGATCTTTCATTTCATCGCCAAAGCCTGATTCTTCGCGAAATTTGTCAGTCAATGAGCGTCGTTTTACGTCTCCGCCCTTTGCCATTTTGCGACCGTACTTCTCGTTGCTCATCTTCTTGGCCGCCTTCATCGCAGGAGCATTCTCCTTCTGGAAAATGTTGTCCAAGCGCTTCTGAGCGGGAGTCATGACCGGGCCACCCTTTTTATAGGTGCCGGACAGCTCGTTGATGGCAACAGCCTTGGGGGCAGGTTTGCGGCCTTGAGGCATAGCTACGGGAGCGCCGCTAGCATTTTTTCCCGTAGCTTTTTGCTTTTTTACATCACCGCCTTCTTTGTACCCACCCTGGCCCATAACGACGCCACCGGTCGCGTAGCAGTCCTTCTTCGCTGCGCCACCCTTCTTGTAACCGCCGCCATTACCAAGCTTCACGCCGCCCGTCGGACCCTGATCGGTGTCACGATGAGCAGTGTGCATGTCGGTCGTCTTGTTGGTCATCGTCTTGATGATGCCGCCCTCTTTATAGCCGCCTTGGCCCATCACCACTCCGCCAGTCTTCAGGCCCTTGTGAGCCTTGCTAGCGGGCTTGTCGGCGTGCTCCTTGAGCTTCTTCGAGGTCTCAGCCATCTTCTTCATCTCGGCAGCGTGCTCAGCCTTGGTCTCGCCACCCTTCTTCATGGCGGGAGCCGGGGCCATAGCGCGACGAGCTTCCATGTTTTCCATCATGTCGGAACCGCGGCCAAGGGGGCCCGCAGGACCAGCGCCCATACCACGCATAGCGCGACGACGGGCAAAGAGCCCAGGCTTCATCGGTGCGCGTGAGGGCGCCATGCCGCCACGAGCAGGCATAGAACCAGCGGCCGGAGCCATGGCTGGGTCGCCACCCATCTGCATCTTCTTCTCTACTTTCCCGCCCTTTTTGAGCTTCAACTCAACGGTGGGCTCTGTGGTCATCATCTTGACCATCGGCTTAAACTGTCCCATGTGGAACTCCTTGTTTAATTAGTTGAGTTAGGCGGCAGCGCAGAGCGTTGCTTCAGCAGCAGCCCAAGCAGCAGTGGGGTTGCCGTTGCCTGCCCACTGCACCAGGGTGCCAGCGGCAATATCCACGCCCGTGTTGGACTGGTTCACAGGCTGGTAGTTACCAGAGCTGGGACCGAACCCGGCAAGGGTATGCACCACGCCACCGTAGTTCAGCACGGCACCGCGGATGCCCACATAGCGGGGGTCAGCGTTCAGGATGTTGAAGGGTTGTCCGTCGATGGTCTGCACTTGCGGAAACTGGAGCACTACCGGAGCAGCAGGGCCACCATCAGCGGCAGAAAGAATGATTACCGTTGCGCCCGGATCGATAGCGATGGGGGACGTGTTAGCGGCAGTAATGTATTGAAGCGGGGTACCGAATCCGTTGTTTGAATAAACTGGACCCGAGAAAGTGGTGCGAGCCATTTAACTCTCCTTATGCACAAGTGTCGCCCGTCCGTCTGTGCATCGTCTGCTGGGGCAGTCTGACGGGCTAAAACGATCCCAGATGAAACCTCCCGCCAGTCGCCCAGCGGGAGGGGTATTGCTTAGACTCCAGGCGTACCGTACATCGCACGCGGGTCGGTGAAGCCAACGTCATAACGCTCCGTGGCCTTGTAACGCATGGAATCGGTCTCAAAATCACCTTCCATGGTCTTCTCAAGAGCACGACGCATCATGAGCTTCATACCTTCCGGCGCGTCGGTCTGCACCCACCATGCCGTAGCACTGGTGAGACGCGACAGAACAGCGGCACCCTCCGACAGCAGTCCAATGGACTTGATCGGGTTGATGTCGTTGTCGGCGGTACCGGAGCGCAGAACAGACTTCAGGAGAACCTCAGCCTGGAAGACGTTGCCCGGGGCCACCACCAGTTGGCGGGGAACCAGACGGATCTTCTTGCCGTTGTTGTCCACTGCTTGGCGGATCTGAATAAGCATCTGCTCAAGTGAGGTCTGCGACAGCACAGCGGCGGTCGTCAGCAGGTTGCTGAAGGTGCCGTTCACGATCGGGTGAGCGTTGGAGTTCAACTGCACGCCGTCACCGCCAGGATAGGCAGAGTTAAACGCACGGTTGAGAACGTTCGCCGAAAGGGTCTCTTTGGTCTCAATCAGGGACTGAGCCAAGTGACGGGCATAAACCTGACCAATACGGATGTGGTCGCCGTCTTCCACGAGCACTTTGGTCAGCGCGAAGGCAAGGCCATACACGTTGTACACATAGCGCTTCAGGAAGAGTACGCCACCCTGCTGATAGGACACGGGGGTACCATCAGGCAGTTGGGGCGCAGCGCCGAATCCATACAGGACGGGCTCTTCGTGGTAGTTACGGGGGATACCTTGCTGCTCACGGAAAACCCGTGACCATTCATCGGTACGCTGATCATAGACTCCGTCAAAACACTCGTTGAGGATTGGCTCAACAATCGACCGAAAGTCGGTACTACGCATCGGGGCGGCCATGTTCTATGCCCTCCTTAGATTGCGTTCACAGTACCTGCGTACTGGTGTTCGCTAATGGTTGCACGGACGATCGTAAAGCTGTCACCCCAAGCGTTGTCGGGATAGGGCGCCAGATCTACAACACGCATTTGCTTGGCGCTGCCAGCACCGGCAGCCGAGGTACCAAGGGTAGCCTGCGACAAACCAGTCGTGGTGGAGCCAGCGGTTGAGTTGGTGATATCGAACTCGTCGCCGATCGAGGTCTGAGCCAGGGAACCAGCAGCCTGAATCTCATACACAATGGCGGGGTCGCTGTAGAAGTAAGCCACTACAGAACCGACCTGGAACGACTCGTTTGCGGGCCAGTAGTTCGACACGCGGCGACGGCCGGTAGCATCGGTCCACTCGACGCCTGCAAAGGCACCAAGGAACGGGTCGCCTGTACCAGCAACCACAATATAGCCGCCAGTATCCATCTTCACGGGCTGACCCTTGAGAATGGTGGTGGCATAACCGGCAGATACGTTGCCGACCGTTGATACTGCTTGAATACCGTTAGCCAACGCCTGAGCGCGATCCAAACCGGAGGGGTGGAAAGCGGGACGCAGGCCGAACGGAGCGCTAGTCGCGGACATAGCAATTCTCCTTAAATTAAATTACCCGATAAATACGGGAGTTTTAACATCTCGGTCTAAATCGCCAAAGCCTTCGCCTTCAACCTGCCCCAGGGACTTGCCTGAGCTATCGCGCATACCCTGAAGGTTCTCTGCTTGCACGCGGATCTTATCGGCCTCTTCCATGGGCTTTTCATGATGCATTTGCAGCATGACGTCCTGGTAAAGGTCCATAGGAATCTTGTACAGAACCATCTCATTACACGCAATAAAACCGATGTTCTCGCCAGACTTGACGCGATAGGTGTCGAACCCAGTTAACTCATCCGCTTTCACGGGCACGTAACCGAGACGCATCCTCTTGTCGATGCTGTCGTAACTGTTGGTGGTCGATAACCAGCAAAGGTGCCACCCGGGAATCTCGGGGGTCTTTGGCAGTGCGCTTTGTGTCCACTCATCGCTCCACGCCTTGCGACGTTCCTGCGCTGACATGAACTTTTCCTCCGGGGGTTTTCTTTCAGCGTCCTCGCTAGCACGAGTTTCGCGTCCACCGGCGGAAAGTGATTTTTTAAGACGTGAATCCATGGTTTTTATCCCCTATATTTTTTAGCTTCGAGTGCATACCGTTTAATCATGCGATTTCTTTGTTCCGGGTTATCCCACATACCGGCTTCTTTAATCGCCCTCACCTGCTCCGGAGAGATGGTGAAAACGTTTCCGCCGCGGGATGGTGTTGCTTCTCGACCGGAACCGGTCACTACGCTACGGGGACGCCTCCTTGGTTGTTCGTCATCGGAATCATTGTATAGATGCGGTAACCGATTTTGCAAGCGTTTGTCAAATTCATCCCAATAATCTTTCGTCTCGGGATTCCAACCTTCTTCGCTTAATTGCTCATCGATTACCTTCGCAATACGACTGTCGGTATCTTTTAAATCTGTGTCGTACCAAGTATTGCGTGACATCCATTCAGATGCATATTTTTGCAGCCTGGGATTAACCGCACCGGTTTGCTGGGCGGCGCTTTCATTTGCACGCTGCTTGATCGCCTTCATGGATTCCAGGCGCTTGCGGGACTCATACCAAGCCTCTTGAGCCTTGATGAAAGCTTGGCCATCAGATGCGTCGGTTGCCTCTTGCATCTTGCGCTGGGCGAACATAACCCGGCGCTCTTCTTCGGAAATGGCCGCATCGAACCGTGCAAGCTCCGCGGACACGTTCTTGCGCTCCAGGTTCGCAAGGCGCTCCATGAGCTCTTGGTTCTGCCGCTGAAGCAGAAGGTAGTTCTGGTCCTTCTCCTCCCGCACCCGCTTCATGTGCTCTTTCTTGGCCTTGCGGCGAGCTCTGCGGGCTTCGCGTACCGCGTCGGTGTCATCGGGTTGGTCGGCGTCGTCGTCGTCCTGTGCAGCCTCTGCTTTGGAATCGTCTGCGTCGGGAGCATCCTGGTCGTCGTTTTCAGGCGACGGAATGCTGTCGGGCAGCTCGACCACGACCGAACCGTCTTTCTCCTCGGTAACGGAGATCTTCTCGTCTTTGTTTTCTTCGCTCATATGAAGGCCCTCATTGCCAGGGGATCACCCGTCACCTTTGCGATGACCTCGTGATCGTTGAGAATCATGAACAGTGCTGGGTCTTCCAGGTCATCATCACCCGGTACTTTGACTTCCCAGCGGTCGCCGCCCCACTTGGGCACGCGGATGTAATCACCCGGCTCGCACCAAGATCCTTCGGGCCAAGCCTGCATCGTGTCCCGATGGCGGAATGCCAGGGGTCCGATCTCAATGACTTTGGCGACCATGTTGTTCCACTTCTCGGTTTCTTTGGTTTCTTCAACCAACAAAATCCCGGCACTCGTGGTCTTCTTCTTCGTCCGGCGCAATTGCACCAGAATACGTCCACCTAATGGTTTTGCTCCGGGTTCTACGCTCGGAAATGCCCAAGCCAACTCAGCTTCGTTAGAAGCTACCGGTTCACTCATTTTCATTGTCTTCCTTTAGAAGGTTATTAAGTATTGTCAGGGCTTCTTCCAGCCCATCATGCTTCCCCACCAGCCTTTGATACGCCTCCCAGGTCGTCACGTTGCCACGAGCCAGGGACAGAGCTATTTCACTCTGCGAGGCCTTCAAAGCGCCAATTAAGTCACCTAGGGTTCTACTTCTCACTTTTTAGTTTTTACCTGCGATAAGGCTCCTCCCTTGTTTTGTTGTGGCTCGCCCTTGCCCTGCATGGACTGGCCGTTGATAGGTGCGCCCATCGCAATCCGCTTGTGCTGGTTGACGAGTACGCTCTTTTGCTCTTGATCACTGGTAGCCATTTGGGCCTCCTTTAAGGTTGATGTCCAACACGGTCTTTTCCTTATCCAAAGACAGACGGGCCGCATCCCGTGTTAGACGTGCGGTTTCGATGCGTTCTTTTGTTTCCTGGTCGCCGGTAGCAATGGCCAGCTTCAATTGCAACTCTTCCATGGCGAGCTGCATGTCGTCGGCCTGCTTCTTCAACGCCAGCTGCGTGTCCATCTCCATCTCTTGAGACTTGAGCTGCATTTCTGCCTCGTCGCGGGCCTGACGGCGCTGCGTCTCTGCCATCGAGGTCTGCAAGAGAACCTGCGTCTCGGGAGTCATTGGAGGTTTCGGCTTGAACTGCTGCGCCTGCTGGACCATCTTCATGACGACAGGCATCACGCCCTTCAGAGTCTCGTCGGCGTCGATCTCGACGTGCTGCGAGGCCAGGGCGAAGATCTTGTCCACGTCTTTGGGGTCGCTTAACAGGTCGTAATCGCCAAGCTTTGCGTCTAAAGCTTTCTGGGCGTACCCAGTCATGCGGTTCAGATACCACAGGACCATGTGCTGCTTGATGTGCTCGGCCGCCTTGGGCAGGTATGCAGGCGCAATGATGGGGTTGCCACCGAAGATCGGGCTCTTAGCGAAGTCCAGGTGCGCCTGAATGTGTGCCAGATGGTCCTGCTCGGGGTAAGCATAGGCAGCCTGCCCGATCGCCATGGCCACGTTCTCGTTGGCAGCGTCCATCTTGGTGGGGGCGGGCGTATCCGGCATCAATTCGTTGATGTTCGGCACCTTGATCTGCTTTAAGAACCGCGTGACCACCGCCTTGCGGTTGAATAGGTCCGGATTCTCTTTCATCATGGCCATAACCGCCTGGGTTTGGGCCATCCGCTGCGTTTCCGAGAAGATATGCGGGTCTGAGACCGGAATCACGTCCGTTACCCGGGCGAAATCCTCACGCTTAACCTCCAGGTCCTCCACCACCTCGGTGCGACGCATGTCATCGAGGTACCAGCGGTTGATTCGCGACAGAATCTTCAGTACGCGGGCCTGCGACTCGTGCAATCGGGCGTGAATGGACGAGAAAACTGCTGCGCCCTGCTCAATGAGGGCCTGAGTCGTGCCCACAGGGGTCTGAGAATTGACGTCAGCGATCTTTTCTTCCGCGGTGGTCACTACCCCCTTAGCGGACGTCGTGAGCCAGCCTAAGAGCTGAAAAAGCACCGGGCTGGGCGGGTTAAATGGCATGGGCATCGCCACTTTGCGGATGTCATCCACGCCTGGGGCCGCCTCAATCTCCGCCACCTGGGTGACTTCAACCTGCTGGGACTGGCCGGAGACCTTCGCCCCCTTAAGTTTCAGCATGGTGGCTGCGTTATTGATGTGCGCGGAGTCCAGAAGCGCCCGCAGCGCACCCGTCAGTGCAGCAGACAGCCCGCCAATCAGGTGCGGCAGGCCAACAGCGTAAGCGCCACGCCAGGGAATGAACTTGTACTCGACGATCCAGTCGAGCTTGGTCATCGTTTGGTCGCCCTCTTCCCAGTTCCGGTACAGACCGACGATCTCGTTCTCCATCTCATCGATCATCAAAATGTAGGGAGCGAGCTCACCCTTGCTGTACTTGTCATCTTCGAGCTCTAGCCACGTATAGATGTGGTACATGCGGCGCGTGCCGTCTTCGTTATCGTTCTGAGACTTGCCTTCGACCTTGTCGGTGGCCTTTTGAGGACCGGTCTGCTCCGGGTCCATGCTGGCGCGGATGTAAGAGATGTCCCGATACAGGCCAGAAGAGATCCGACGCTTGTATTCGTACTCGGAAATGTCGTCGACCTCAGTCACGCGGGGCGAGGTGTAGAAGTTTCCGCTGGAATAGGGCAGCAAAATGTTGTCGATCGGCAGGAATTGCATACACGGCCGGCGCTTCTGCTCGTCGTACCAGAACTTCAGGAACTGGGAGCCCCCAAGAGGCAGTTGCGTGAGCATCTGCTCCTCTTCATCGCGAAATTCTTCGATCTGCTCGGTGATCTGCCAGTTAAACCAGTCGCGTTTGCGCTCGGCGATCTGCACTTTGTCTTCTGTGACGTCGCCCAGGATCTTCGTTTTGGTCGGACCATCGGGCGGAAACAGCTCTTTAATGGCGCGGGCAGCGAAATCGACGCAGGCTTCGGCCATTACGGGGTGTACGACCTTGCTGGCGCCGTTGAAATTCGCGCCCCCAGGTGCGTCGTTGCCCAGTCCGGTGCGGCGGATGCCCTCTTCGTACTGCTTATCGCGCTGCTCACGGGCTTTTTTGTCCTTTTCGGCCAGCTCGATGTACTTCATGGCCATCACGGACAGGTCGTAGGAGTCCAGAACGTCAGAATCTGCGAGGTTTTGGTAGAAATCTTCGTTCTCCATGGGCCCCTGGGTGTCCATTTTGACCACCACAGAGCCGTCTGGCAGCTCTTCGAGCTCGGAATCGTCGAGAACTAGCTCAAGCTCGGCGCCCTCTTCCTCCTCTTCGGGCTGCTGCCCAGGGATTCCAGGAATGAAGCGGTCGGCTTCTTGATCAATCGGGAATTCAGTTGCCATTTTTCACCTTCGCTTTTTTGATTGTGGCGAGCCCACCCTTCTTGCGACCCGTCAATTCTTTCATGTACTGCTGGTAGAGCTTGATCTGATCAATATATTGCTGGTCGATCTGCTCTTTCATGCCCGTGCCCTTCATGGTGTTAAACAGCTCTCCACGGGGAATGTTTTCGCGCACAAAATGTGCAGTCCGGGGGTACGCTAGCTCATACGGAATGTGATAAGGCGTACGTCCCAGAAATTCACCGGAAATGTCTTGCGAGTACGTTGGGTGAGCGCTTAACCTTAAATCAGCGCCAGGAACCATGCGACCTAACGAATATCCACTAGCCCCCACCTCAAGCCCTGAAAGCTCAGGGATTGTCATTGCCGCCGAGACATCTAGCCCAGATCGCAATCCTTTTTTGGGGTCCAGGCCTAGCTGCTTATTCAACGTAGACATTGTCAATACGTTGTTTATGTGCGTCCTCAACTTACCGTCCTGCATTGCTTGCACCCGCATCTTTTCCGGATCTTCAAACCCTACAAAGTTTGGGAATTGTTTGCTTGGCGTGCCACGTCGCACAATTTCATTAAGCTCTCGTATCTTCGCTTTAGGCAGTCTCTCTGGGTGCTGGTACTCCAGCAAACCCTCCATTAAGTGACCAGAGAATGAAGAAGCCGGCCGACTCATCTTAGAGAACATGCCCAGAACCGGACGGCCGCCCTCCGCTTCAGAAAATCTGGTTATTGAGTTTTGCAGCGCACGTGCAGGACTCAAACCAGAGGCCCAGAAAGCTTCGAGCCCTTCGGGGAACACACTTTCTTGCCCGTAACGGCTGCCACCATACATTCCTACCGGCGTCTCAAACTCTACGTCATCGATGCCAAGTAACTCTTGCGTGGCGCGTGGCTTTAAATCAACGGGGTCAGTACGAATGACGCCTCCAGGTGTGATGTCTCCAGGAACACCTACAAGCAGGTAATCCTTGTACTTTTCGATATCAACGACCGGCGCATCCTTTTGGGGGACGTTGTACTTGATGTTCGGCTTGACGGCCTTCGTCCGCTCGAACTGAACCTTTGAGAGCCCTTCCGGGTTCTGAGTGGTCTTCGGGTTCTGGCGGACAAACTCGCCGGTTGTCTGCTGCGCGATACGCTCAGCCATGCTCCGAATCTGCTCTTTGGGAATAGCCGGGGCCGGTTCAAATTTCGGTGGCGGCTTATCCTTCTTAGCTTTCTTCTCGGTGCCCTTTTGCGCCGCTCTTAGGCCCTTTTCCATGCGCCCCAAGAGGTCTCCGCCCCCTCTGGAGAGCTTTACCTCACCGCCGTCCTTGTAACCCATCATGGCCCGCACAAGATCGTCGTGCGTGGTCTGCTCGTCGGCCACCTTGTCCCACACGGCGTGGTGCGTCAGGTGCTGATAGAAGGGATTGAGTGACGGGTCGATATCCAGGCCCATCTCTTCCTGGCGACCAGCCAGCCGGCCGACTGCCTGCTCACCGCCCAAGCCACCGCGGCGCCGCATGAACTTCGAGGCCTCTGCACCGCCTGCCCCCGTGTGCAACCGAAGCTGACGGGCATCGAGCGTGGGGAAGTCGCCGCGGCCAACGAGTGACCCGAGGAACCCTGATTTAGCCGGACCGATGCCCTGGAGCTGCTGGGAGACCGACCGATATGTCTGCGGGTCACCGATGATGGTCTGCGACAGGTTCGACGCTAGAGTGGGCGCATTCTTCACCGCCCAGCGCATGTCGTCTGCCAGGACCGATGCCATACCGAAGGGGGCAAACTTCGTCTGCAAGTCGGCAATCGCCTTCTCGTCGATCTCGCCGCGGTCTGCTGCCTTCAGATAGTTCTGCCCCTGCTTGGACCCCAGCCACTCGGCAAAGGCGCCCTCGGGGCGGACAAGACCATCTGTCTGAGGGATCTTCATTCCCGTCTTAGTGGCCGTGTCTCGTGGCAAACCGGAGCGGTTCACGCTAGACCGGGTGATGGTGTAGGCCTTGATGAGGTCGCGCACGCCCATCTGGCCTGCCTGGGCTCGCTTCTGCTGGCCCTTCATGAACTCGCCATATCCGCCCTGGATGTAGTCGGGCACCTCTTTGAGCCCCACCTCGGCGGTGACCTGCTCGTTGGGTCGCCACTGCCAGTCCTCAATGACGGACTCAGTCTTGGCTGGCTCTGTTGCCTTGGCGGGCTTAGCGGATTTCGTTGACTTCGAGACGGCTTTCAGACCTTTCTGGGCCCCCGAGACTGCCCCGCCGACTTTGTACCTCCGCAGGCGCTCCAGGAGGGTGTTCGACGTGGCGCCACCTTCTGCGAACTTCTGATCTTTCACGTCCGAGAACTTCGGCTTCTTGGCCAGTACGAGCGGGCCGATCTGTAGCACCTCCTCGGCCGCGGTCACGGGCTTGCGTGTCTTGCGATCGTAGAAGTATCCAGCGCGCTCGGGGTCGTAACCCACCTGCACCCACTCGGGGCTCTGCATGTAGAGCTGCGCCTTGGCCACCGCCTCCTCTTCGCTGACCGGGTTCCACTCGCCGCGGATCACCGCAAATGGAGACTTCGGCGTCTGGCCGGTCGCGACCTTCAGAGCCTTTTCAGGCGCACCAATCATGGTGGCATTCTTCACCGAAGAGACCGAACCATAGACTGTCGGGCCACTCGCACGGTGGATCGAGTTGATCCAGACCCCATGGTCTTTATAGGCAGGGATATCGAGGCGCAGGTCTGCGCGCTCCCCAGGCTTGAGCTCTCCGGTCTTACCAAACATCGGGCGCTTGTTCTCAGTCAGCGCACGCATGGCGTCTTCTGCGCTGGCCGGCTGCGGAACGAATGCATAGGGCTCCACGGGCTTTACCTCGCCCACAAGGCCCGCGTACTCCTCGGCGTTCATCTCACCAGCCTCGACCTTCTTGGCGGCCTCTGTGAGCTCAGGAACGCGCTTGGTGACGTCCTTGTAGCTCATATCGATGCGGCTGACCGCGGGCTTGGCCTTGTCCGCCCCAGACTGCACGGCCTCAAGACCACGCATAGCGCCCCGGAGCCCCACACCGCCACCGCCTGCAAAGTTAAAGGCGTTCTTTAATTTTTGTCGGATATCGTCGGCGCTGATCCTCCCGCCGTCTGCCTTCGAGATGTCTGCGGTCGTGGGATCGTATGACCCGCGATTAAACAGCGCCTTCACGTCTCCCGGGTTGAAGATACCCATGTTCTTCACGCCCTTCTCTTTGACGAAGAAGCTGTCAAAGCCCAGATCTTTGATGGCCTTCTGAATGTTGCGGTCTTCGATGAAATTCCAGTTGCCGATAGAGATCTGGTCTGCAATGTGTTGGCGGTCAAGCCCCGGCGGCAGATCTGCTTGATTCATCACCTGCGTGACATGGCCAAGATCGTCGTAATCGAACGTGTTCTTCGCCCGTGTAATGACAGGCATGATCCGCGGCTTGGGCGTATCCACCTTCTCCAGCAGGTCCATGTCGGCCAGCTCATCTACGGCCCAGTCGTTTGCCCAGTTGGTGCTGGGCGTGACAAACACGGCCGCGGCTGACCTCTTAGTCGGGCGCTTCTCAAGGTCGAACGCCTCGAAGTCTTCCGGGGCCTGGGTGGCGTGGTAATAGGTCTTGGGCTTCTCTTTTGAGCCCATGTACGCTTCCAGGTTCTTCTGCACGCGCACTTCACGGCGCTGCGCCTTCGATGCTTTCTTAGCTGGGTCTTCTGTCTTTCCGGGGCCTTTTGCCGCCCTCTGAAGGCCTTGCTTCATTCCCTTGAACGCGCCGCCCCCAATGGCAAGGTTAACCTCCACCTCTTCTGAATCGGGGCCGTATTCATGTTGCTTCATCCGGCGATCGTAATCCCGATGACGCCTAGCCATGTGAGACAATTTTTCTGGGCTGAGCATGAGATCGTAATGTTGCTCGGGATTGTCTGAAGATAATTGTGGCCGAACATAATCATCTGTTGGCAGCCCATACAATCGAGCGATCTCATAAGCGTTTAATCCACCCATCAAGGGCACCGCTTCTTCTGGGGTGATCAAGCCCTCTCGCAACTTAGCTTCGGTCTCCCGCAGGAGTCTGTTAAGTTTTTCGTAGGCCAAAGCATCTTCTATCTCTTGTTGCATCTCCGCCTCGGCCAAAGCGTAGTTATCTAGCTCAGCCTCTCCGCCCTTGGCCATAGTGATTGCGCCACCACCAGCGAACATCGGCAGGCCTTGCTTCTTCACCAGCTCGACCATCTCCGGCGTGATGGTGAATCCTAGTTGCTCGTTGTCGCCGATCTTTAGGGGCTCCAGTTTCCCGCCGCCCAGTTTCTTCAGGAGTTTATTTGCGGTGGCCGGCACGATCTGGTCGTAGAACTTCTTCATGCCCTCGCCGCCGACCTTGAGGTCTACGCCGGACAGTTTCCGAATGGAAGAGCCAGAAAGATTCTGGGGGCCTGGACCTGGAGCAACCAATAATTTCTCGGCCGCATCTTTGCCAATGTAGTCAGCCAATTTGTCGGCTGGCACTCTTTGATTAAACGCCTCCTGGCCATTCTTTGTAGCAACAAGGGTGTTGGACTTGGGCATGTAATAGAGCTCATCAACATGTTTACTCAAGTCATACCGTGCAGCAGACTGATCACCATTGATGAATGCGACCTTCTTATAACCGTTATTGACTGCGTCGGTGATCAGGCGCTTTAGAGATAGGTTGACCCAGTCTTCTGTGTTCTGTACGAAGGGGGCGGGAGGTGCGCCGCGTTTACCCAAAAAAGAGTGTTCAAGCCTTCTAGCCTCATCCAAAAGCGGTCTTATTTCATTTTGACGAATGAGGTCATCGTTGTTCCTGTTGTACTCATTAAGTAACTCAGTGGACCTTGCTCTAGCGGCTTTATATTCGGGGTCATCCCAAGGCGTTTCTTTAATTGCAAACCCCTTCTCCCTACCCTGCTGCCCCCAGTCGGACTGAATCTCTTCAACAAATAGAACCCTATTGCCATCAGCATCAAGGCGGTCGTTCAGGCGCATATGGGCCAGAACGTTGGGCTGATCGAAGTGGGGAGATTCATAAACAGTGCCAACATTTCTAAAGGCCGGTGACAAGCCTATTTTTTCCGCCGTTGACCGTACTACTGGATTTTCTAAATCTGCCTCTGAAAAAAACGCACCATTCGGTGTCGTAAAACCTTTTTCTACTTTTTGCGGCAACGTCAGCAACACCTCTCGATAGTTATAACCGCCGGGTAGTTGCCACTCACCGTACTTTGCGTCGGGTTCGGTTTCTTCATACTTCAACCCAGCGCGACGCATCAGTTGCTCTGGGTCGCTGGATTCAGAAACAAGATCACCGTCCGAGTCGTAGATTCTCATCATGCCGGTCGGCTCACCGTCACGATCGAGCACCTCTTCGTAATGAAACCCCTCGGGGATTTGATCTTCGACTGTTCTGACCCTGTTGTACGGAACCGTGCCGCTTAACTGCACCTCTTGCACCTGCACGCGGTTGGCGTCAAGGTGCTGCTGGATCTCTGCCTTAGTGACCGGCTTGTCGCCCTTACTCTTCAAGAAGTCTGCGAGGCCCGTCCACTCCAGCTCCGCGGGCTTGACTCCTGGCGCCTTGCTGATCTGGGCCAGGAACTGATTGCCCGTGCCCTTCTCCTGAGCAAGATTGAGCGCTACCTGCTCGGCCTGGGAGTACATGCCTAGCGGGTTGCGTGTGGCCTGCTGGGTCTGGAGCTGCACCGCGCCCGTCGGCGGGGTAGCGAACTCTGCCCGAGCTGCCTGAGCCAGATCCTTGCCGGCCTCCAGGGTCTGCCTGCCAGCCTGCTTAGCCTGCTGACCTGCGAGCTTCAGCCCCTTGCCGGCGGCCATGAGTCCCGTATCGATTGCCTGAGCTGAGGCGGGGCTGTATGGGCTCATGGGGATCTTGCTGAGCACCGGGCCCAGCGGGCTCTCTGACATTGCATCGAAGAAGCCTAGCGCTGCGTCTGCGCCCTTGCGTGCGTACGCTTTGCCACCTTCGGTTTCTGGAAAGTCAATAGCCGCGTTAAAGAATTTATCGGCGGGGACGCCCATGACCTGAGCGAACGGCTGCAAGACTCCTGCTACGAGCCCCTGTCCAACGGCCCTACCGCCTTCGCCGATTGCCTGCAATTGTTCTAACGGGTCAAGGCCTGCGATGGTGGCTTCGCGGCTCTTGCGCTCCGACTCTTGAAGCTCGTCCTCAATCCCGTAGACTTCTGTGCCCCTGCCCACCTTTGGGAACCTAGCGGCATCAAGTGCTGACCGCCTCCCGGTCGGTGCGGGCGGAATTTCCCGCGATCTGTTGTATTTGTTGAGCGGGTCTTTATAGCCTTTACCGCCGAACAGCTCCATGGCCAGCCGGATATCATCTTCAGTCATAGCGCGTCCGCCAGAAATTGAATGCGCCCATCATACGGCGTAAGGGTTTGTCCGTCTAGGCTGACCGCTGTCAACGAAGTCCTCCTCGTCCCAGTCATCTTGGGGCGGCGGGTCAATCTCCAGCCAGCCCGAGTCCCGCAGGAACCGCAGCGCCTGGGTGCAGGCGTCTACATAGTCGTCGTGGGTCGTCTCAGGAAACGAACAGATCTGACTCACAAACCCCTCGGCCCAGTCACGCACGTAGCCCTTGCGCTTGCTGCTCTCCGGTATCCAGACACGGCCGCGGGCGATGATGTTGGCCACGATGTTTAAGCGCTGCACCTTGTCTGCCCGCCCGGGGTTGTACGCTCTGACCGGCAGGTGGGCCCGCTGCAAGTCCTGTATCAGGCTGATACCTGCGCTCTTGTCCTCTACCAGGATCAGGTCCACCCGCTTTTTGCCCTTGCCCTCGCCGAAGACCGTCTCGTACTCCTCAATCACCTTGGGCCGCAGGTCGGGGTACTGTAGGCGGTCCTGCCATGCGTCTATCAGCATGACGCTCATAGGCCCGTCTAAGGGCTTGAAGACCCCCCAGACCGTGCAGGCGGTCGGGTCGTTCATGGTCTTCTCGGTGTACGCGCAGTCGTAGCTCTGGACGATGTACTCGAACTTGGGGAACTCCTTCCCGTCCGGCCAGAGCTTGAACATGTCGCGCTGCACAATGCCGCCCTCTTCAGGATCGATGATCTCGGCGTAGATCTCCTGGCGCCCGAGCTTGGTCCCCTCGTACTGGAGGATCTGCTTCTGGAAGCTTGGGGCTAGGTTGTCGATGTTGGCGTAGGTGCTGGCCGTCGTCACGACCACGTCGTCACCGTCCCGGCCCACGAGCTCGATGATCAAATCTTTGGGCTTGGGGGTCGTGGTGGCCACGATACGGGTCTTCTTGCCCAGGCGGACGCCGAACATGATCTGGTCCCAGGCCTCTTGCAGATAGTCCCAGGCGGCCAGCTCGTCGAGCCATGCCCCATGGAACTGCGGCCCCCGGAAGCGCTCAGGCTCGGATGCGGGAATACCCTTAATCATCGAGCCGTTGGTGAGCTTAAGCTCGTGGAAGGCCCGGTTGTAGTCGGCGATCAGTGCGGTAGGAATAACAGACAGAAGACCCGAGTCGCCCTCGAAGCAGGTAGCGCGAACATCAGACGACGTCGGTGCCCCGACAAGCCAGCGGGTACCGGGCTCAGTCCAGGCCCACCAGCCAACCTGCTCGGCTGCCGTTCGTGTCTTACCGGCGCCGCGGCCCGCCAGCATGAGCCAGATCGACCACCAGTCCCCAATAGGGACCACTTGGTGAGCATGAGCCTTTGCCAGCCATTGAGCTCGCCAAGCCCACGCGACTTGCTCCTCCGGCTTGAGAAGGGAGAACTGTGCCTGAACGTCAGGGTCAGCGAGGAGTGCTGCGACCTCATCGGCCATTACTCTGCATCTTTAACGAAGACGCCGTCGACCATGCGGCCCTTGCGGTTCTTGATCTGCTCCCAGGCCACATTTATGCAGGATTCGATCGGCACCCGATGCTGAGCTGCCAGGATGGTCAGGACTACCACAGCGTCTCCAATCGAGTCTACGACCCCGTCGTGGTTCTTCCTGGCGATTGCCGCGGCGAGCTCCCCAATCTCTTCTGCGAGCTTCACAAACTGCGCCTGCGGGTTTGACCCGTCGACCAAATTGCGGGCCTCCGCCCATGCGCGGATCTGCGTGAATCTATCCATGTCTCCCTCACCTTTCGTTTGCTGATTGCTGCTTCTTCAATTCCATGTTTTGCAGGATGCTGGCGAACAGCTCAGACGCCTGGATGGTCGTCTCACTCTTAATCGGGTTCTCAGCGTCTCCTGCGTGGGTCAGGCGGTCACCGTACTTCCGCGGCTTCAACTTGGCTGCCGTCCACTTGCGGGCGTCCACCCGGAGGCGCATCCAGTTGATGTAAGCCGGGTCGAAGCGCGTGTTCCCTTCCTTATCGGTGGTCTCCATCGGAATCGAGTCGGCGATGTCCTGAATCTCTTCTGCCAGGGTATCGGCTGCCGAGTCTTTGGCCTTCGCGTACATGTCGCAAAAGTCTGCTCTCTTGTTTAACCAACGGTAAACGGTCGTGACATGTGGCATGTGCTCGTCTTTGCATATGCGGACCAATGGCTGTCCGGACGCAATGCGATCGCATATCTCGTCTGCTAGGTCTTGGGAGTAGTCTGTTGGCCGGCCCATCACTGCGGGCGCGGGCTTCTTTCGTTTTTCAGGCATGGCCTTAATCAATCCGAAAAGTTGAGGTGGCCTGAGTTTAACTGCTTGTGCGCCATTAGGCTAGACACTGAACCGCCGGCAGCGAGGGAGGTCGACCGGCATGGGAGTTGGCTCAATGTCTAGGCTGATGGCCCCCCGGGGCATTGTCATCGAAACAACCGGCTCTCACCGGGCCCGGGGGAAGTCTTTAGAAGCAGTTGGTCGTGCAGTTGCCGCCGTAGCAGCAGGTGGTGCACGTTACCATCCGGCCGTTGTAGGTCACGGTCGAGGTGCTACAGGCTGCGTACACGCTGGTGGCGACGGCCAGTCCGCCAATTAGGGCCAAGGCTTTCTTGATCATGGTTTCTCCCATTTGAATTAACCGTGTCGAATATCGAAACGGTTTTTACAGCGACATCATTCCCACGACAAACACGATCCCCGCTACCAGCGCGGCCACCACTAATGCAGGTGGCTCGTCACGCCTCATTTTACCGCGAAGTCGCATCTGTATCCACTCTTCTCTGGTGATTAGGTCACCTGCCTTGATGTACGGTCTCATTCTTTCCCTCCTTCACGTAGACCTCGTTTAAGAATCGATCTCCGGCCTCTAAGACCTGCCCCGCAGCCACTGGCATGTTCGCTGATTCAAGATCGCGGTAGTAGTGCCAGATCGCTCTGGATATGACGTGAATGTCAGTGTCAGAGAGCGATACCTTAGTGCTGCGTCGTCTCATCCTCTCCCTCTCCTATCATTATGGCCAGCATCTCGATTACGTGTCCGGGCGGTATACCGGATTCTTTGACGACCATGGTCAGCACTGTGCAAAGGGAGACGGCAATCAGGCCGCTGTTGTGGCCATCGATAACCTCCCCCACTTTGTTGGTGATCTCAACCAGCTCCTGGGGGGTTCCGCTCATTGTCCCCTCCCGGTGGCGTTTGCGATGGCGTCCCGAACCTTACCGGCAACCACGACGGAGTCTATCCACGGCAGGGCGGCCTTGAGGGCCTCCAGCATCTCGGGCGCCGCGGCGATAAGAAGGGCGTCCTGCTCGGAGTCGATGACCCCATAACGACCGTCTTCATCCGCGGTGGTGACGACCGAACCGGTAGCCGGAGCACAGATTGCGTACCCGGAGCGGCCGGCAGGGATGTGCATCCAGGGGCCTGGAGTGTGTGTCATGCTGCCTCCTTATTGGAGAGGGCGTCAAACGTCTTCTGGACTCCTTCCCAGCACTGACGGTACCCGTCGGCGTCTCCCTGGCTGTACGCGTAGGTTGCAAACGAGCAGACCCATTCGACAACATCGGGGTCAACGCTGCGACCGATCATTTCCTGCACGTGCTGCTGTACTGCTGCTTTGTCTTTGAAATTCATGGTAGTTCTCCCTCGTTAGTGGGGGCCGGAGCCCCCCGTTAGTTAGTAGGTGTAAAAGCCAATCACGGCGCCCAGGTAACCGCCCTGGGAGGTCTTGCGACCCAAGAGCTCGGTGTAGTCCAGGGCGCCAACCCAGCGGCCCCAGGCTTGGTCGAAAAACACCACGTAGCGGGCTGGTGCGCCACTGCGGTCAAAGTAGGTGCCAGCCTTAGCGGCGGCGGCGGCGGTGGCCTTCTCGGCGGCGGCTTGCGTGCCGTAGTTCTTGCAGGGGTTCTTGTTGGTAGTGCGGTAGTCCTCGATGCGGGCAATCAGGTTTTCGATGATGTTCATGGTTTAAATCTCCCTCGTGCGTTGCAGTCTGAATTTGACTGTGACGATAGTGTAACTCCGAATTAAACGATTGTGCAACTCAGGGCACTAGGGGAAACCCTAAACCGCTTTCCGCCAGGGCGGAAGAATCCCAGCCGCTTTTTCTTTGGCGAGTTTTGTGGCCACCACGCGACTAAAACACTTGTCTTCGCGCCGGCAAACGATTGACCCATCGTCTAGCACCCAACCATGGTCGTTCCAAAGCGTGGCGCCACATTTCGCACATGGCGCAGTCCCTTTCAATGCAGTCATATCTTGAATCATGATTTCTCCCTAAATAGGGAGCCCGAAGGCCCCCTCCCGTGTTAGCCGTGGGTGTACGCCTCATCCTTCTTCTTGTCTTTGCCCAGGTCGAACTGAATCTGGGCCTCCTTGGCGTAATCCATGCCGTCCGCGGTCTTCGGGCCCCACTTCTGGCAGAACTTCAGCAGCGCCCTGCGCTCCTTCAGCGGGTGCCAATACTCGCCCTCGGCGTGCAGGTCCAGCTCGTGCAGGCAGAGATAGCAGAGGTCGCCGATCGTTGTGTGCTCCGGCGGGTCGAAGTAGGTCAGGTATTCGACTGCTGAGAAATCTTTGAGTGCTTGTTGGAAAGACATTCTTTTCTCCCTAAATAGGGAGCCCGGAGGCTCCCGTATGGTTTACTTGGCGTCGACGTTCAGGCTAAAACGAGCCGCGGTCTTGGTGTGCTTGGCGATGATCTCGGCCGGGATCTTGAGCTCCTCAGCGATCTTCTTCCAGTTGACCGTCGAGACGTTGGACTCAATGTAGAGCGCCTCGTAGGCGTCGCCCTCGAAGCGGCGATCACCGGACAGATTGGCGTAGTCCTTGATGTCATCCTTGATGGCGTCGGCCTTGTCGGTGAGCTCTTTGATCTGCTTGAGCAGGGCACCCAGTTCGTCGATACGGGCGGCGGTGATCAGGTTTGCGGTTTCAGTTTTCATTGCGTTTCCCTCGCTTTGATTGGTTCCGGTCTTAATTGACCGTGATGAAAGTGTAAGTCTTAGTTAAACGATATGCAAGGGGGTAGCCCTGTTTTTTTGCAAAAAAGACCACTTTTTTCATCAGACTTTTTTAACTGATGCGTTGGCCAGGATAAAGATCGCTTAACAATGCCCTGGTATCTGTTAGGAGGTCGTCTTCATCGAACCCCCAGTGCTTAGGGAACCCCTTCGTTCCGAGGCCGTGGAGCCCCGTGTTGCCTCTATGGTGCTCTGGGCATAGTGGGATAGCCTCCCAGTGGCTGGAGCGCCTCCCAGCCCCCGTTCCTGCCCTTTTGTGGTGGATCTCTGCTGGGGTGCCTGGGTAGCCCATCCGCCGGCAGACAGCGCAGCCTAAGTCGGCCACGCGGGATAGGTGCTTCTTCTCTTCGTTGGTCAATGTACTAAATCGCCGAATTGGTACACGGGTGCAGGGTCACCACCTGGAGTAAACCGACCCCCTTTGGCCGGATGGTGGCCCCTGCTGCCGGTGTTGTTCGGATGTCTAGGCCCCGTCACCTCCGGCTGGACGGTGTTGGTGGCGGGGGTGGGAGTCGAACCCACGACCTTCGGACTATGAACCCGACGAGCTACCACTGCTCTACCCCGCGTCAAATCGTTGCTTTACCCTCTGCCCTATAGTTTGCCTGCTCAGTGCGCCAGACTTCAACCCTTGCCTGCGCGGCGATTAAGTCCCAGCGGAGCTTTTCCTCGATTTCGGTTGCCTCCCGCAATCCCACCAGCAGCTCCTTGTACTCCTCCGCGGCGTACGCTTCCCGTTCCTGGGCTCCCACCGTGTCCTGGCCGCTCTTCTTCATGAGTATCGCCTTCAGGCTCTTCCGGAACTCCTCGATGTAAACCCTCTGCGCTTTCGCCTTTGCGAAGTGGCGTGCGTGCTTGATGATGTAGTCGATCGCCTGATGCGGGTCGCGGTTCTCTTCCGTCGTTGTCACTTTCAACCTCCTCGATATTGATGTCTAGTTTTTTAAGGTTGCCCGCCCCCCAGCAGATCCGCAGGTCACAGATCAGATGGTCATCCTCATACACCCCGGCGTGCGTAAGGGCATCGAGTACCGCCTTCAGTAGGTTATCCAGATCTCGCCGCCGGTTGTCTGGCCGGTACGCCGTGATCGTCACCTTGAGTTGCTTGTTTAGTTTCTTGTTCATTCTGAGAATCATCACCTCTTCTTCGACTGCCTTACGGTACCTTCTACCCTCTGGGGAGATCACTGTGCGACCCTGCCAATTCCGCCAGTAGTGATTGACGCTCGGTGGCCAGGGTAAGGTTAGATTAAGCTTCACGGATCTCCCTCCCGATCGCAGACTGCACGCGCCAGTACAGGTAGCTTGGCTGCACCCACTCATTGATCTGCTTACCGCCGCGGTTTGTCACGGTGCCGGGTGCAAGGTCCGAACGGTTCATCGCCCTGGCCACGCGATCATAGGCGGCCATCGATTCTTGGGTACACGACTTGGTCAGCTCCAGGTAGGCGAGCAGATCCCCAAAATGCTTGAGCTTCTCCACGATGATCTGGTTCTTCGAGGCGTCGCGCCCATAGTGGTGCCGGCAGTAGTAAGGACCGCTGCCTACCCAGGGGCTCAAAGAACCCATGAGCGGGCAGCCAAAGACGTTACAGCCCTGCTGGTTGACCTCAACGTGGTTCAAGTCGCACTCCAGCGCTTCATCAGCTCGTCGAACCCCTTACGGCCGATAGTGCTGCGGACCTCTGGCTCGGGCGTGTAAGAAACCAGCTCGGTTTTCACTTCGGGTATCGGCTCCCACTGACCCTGGGCCATGATGCGCTTGAACTCCGGCGCCCAGCGCTTCTCAAGCTCCCTGGTCGTCAGGTTCTTAAACTCCCAGGACAGCGCGTAGTAGGTCCAGAAGATCGCTGGGTGGCTCCACTTATCCCGGCCCATGGGTCTGAGCTGCGACTGAGCCATAGCCTCTGCGAAACCGTCTTCAGGGTTCAATGGTGGCCGGCAGAGCGCCATGAACTCAGAGAAGCTCACGGGGAAGGTCTTGGTCTTACAGCCAGCCAGACCGCACTTGAGCTCTTCGGGGGTGTACCCAGCCAGCTCCTCGGACCACGCGACCATCAGCTCATCGAACGGTATGCCATCCCACTTGCGGACAAACTGGTCGCCCCAGAGCATGGTCAGCCTGCGGTAGATAGCCTTAACCCAGTCTAAGGGGAGTGGCGTCAATTGTGCGTCCATCATCGCTCCTTTCACCGAAGATTTGGTTGTAGTGGTCCTGCTTACGGGATTCCTTCTGCTGCCAAGCGCTCTGCTGCGGCTTTGCCTTCTGCCTGCGTACCCAGTTCCTCCAGGTAGCCGGCCAATCGGTCTTCACGCCCTTCTGACCGGGTTGGGCTACCCAGTAGTCACGGAACTCCGCATAGACGTCGCTAGGGACCAGATCTGGCCTCTCCTGCCTGCAAAACAAAATCCAATCCTCGGAGAGAGGGCTGTCTGCTGGCAAACGCGTTCCGCGTTGCATAGGTTTTTTTATTGGTTCTTGGTTATTGGTTATTGGTTTATGGTTATTGGTTAGCATGCCGTCCGCATTGCTTTCGCTCTCCGTTGGCAATGCGTTCGCATGAGACTGGCTCCATCTGGCCTTCGCAGACTCACTGGCCATCCTGGATTTCTTGCGATAAGCCTCAATTACGCGGTCACAACCCCTGTGGATAAACCCCTCTGGGGTGTCGTCGAAGAAGTCTTTCAATACGTTTTTGAGCGCCTGCTGTTCTTCCGCACTGCGTATGCAATGCGTTCGCATAAGAGCGGTCAAGTCTTGGGTGAGGGGCTTCTCGTCGAGGTAGTACGTGTCGAGCAGTTGCCGGTAGACCCCATGCTCCAGCAGGGTCAGGTGGGAGGCGTCTCGTCTGTAGTCGCCTATGTTGAACTGATAAAAGTGCATGACAATCTCCATTGGTGCTGATCTATCCGGTGAGAATTCCGGGAAGCCAGCACCCTTACGGGTTCAAAACGGTCAGATAGACCAGCCCAATGAAGACTGCCATCTGACTTCCAATGCGCTTCTCACGGCGCGAAGTCTTTTATACCACTACTGATTTCGGTCGTCCACCTCGCTTACCCGCGGCTCTGGCCTGGGCGGCCTTTGCTTGGCGTCTCGCAAGATCTTGATCCAGGCGTCCATGCGCCCATCCTGCTTCTGTGCGCTGGAAGTAGGCGATGAGGACCGGGTGAATGCAGTCGTACTCCAACGCAACAATGCGCTCCAGGACCGCCTTATCCGCAGGCAAAGGGCCTTCGTTGGAGTAATAAAGATCGATGAGTCTGCGGTAGGCGAGATCCTCCGCATCAGCCAGTCCACGTATTTCATGCCGATATTCCTCGTGATTGAACTTGTACCAGTCAGTCATTTTTGTTGTTGCTCCATCCAGGTTTCAAGTGGGACTTCTATGGTCTTGTAAATGGTTTCGCAATCAACGCAGCGACGCCTGCGCTCGGTGTAGTAAAAGCCCTTGTTGGGGTCTACGAAGGTCCGAGTCTCCAGGCATCGTTGCGTTCTCGATTCGCACGCAGGACAGATCAACTATTTTTCTCCCGCAATATTTTTTCTATGTCGCGGACAAGACACAACAGCGTATCGTTATCGAACACTTCATTGTCATTTGCGATTACGTCGTACTCTTCTATCGTGAGCCCGGTCCATCGAGGTTTGGCCAACGCTTGGCGTAATTGTTTTTTAGTTTCACTCCAAAGCTCAATCGTCCCCTCGTCTCCGCATCCCCAAGTTGTTTCTAAAACGTTTAAAGCCTTTTTTGCTGCGTTGCGTAGATCTTTCATTTCGTAACCCCCCATTGATTACTTCGACGATGTTTTGCATATAAATTGCTCATGGCCATTTTCTTTTGTTTGGCTCGAAGATCTTGATTTTGATATTGAGTAATCTCGTTTCTTTCTTGTCTGCGCTTGTCATTGTCCACAGGAGTCTCTCTAGCATCGCTCTTGAGTTTTGATACGGCCTCTGACAACTTATCAATCTCATCAGCGGTATGTTCCCATAGCACCTTAGCGATCGTAGGGAGGAAGGCGCATACAAATCTAGAGATCGTCACGCGCTCATGATGAATAGTCTTAGGAACCCTTTTAAGACTTTTTAACTGATCATACGTAACAGAATTTTTCAGCATAAAAACACGACTTGAATACATCAAGTTGTGATGCGGGAACAAATAAAAACCTTCCACCAAAAACCTGTCCCATTTTTTTTGTAGATCGTCACTCATTTCCCCCACTCCTCTAAAAGAGTCCTACCTTTCTCTGTGATGTTGATGTATGTGATGCGCTCATCTTGATTGGCGTACTTCTTTTGAGCGGCTAACCCTCTCTTCCTTAGCGCTGCAATGCACTTATACGTGGTGGCCGGTGACGATAGTCGCGTACGACTGGCCTCATTCACAAGATCCGTCATCATGGTTTTTTCTTGGCACTTCGACAGCAACTCCAAGACCATCCACGCCTTAAGATCAAGCTTAGTCGTGACTAAAAATTGCCATGTCTGGATAGGAGTCATCACCACACCCCGAACCAGACACCGGTTCCGTGAATGATTGCAATTGGAAAGAACAGCGCTCCCGCAATCAGAAAAAACCACTCGCTCTGGTTGATGCAGGTGATGACGTGAGTCAGCCACGAGCCCAACATCCAGAACACAAACGCTCCCCCTAAGAATCCGTTCATGATAGGTCCGTCCATACTTTTAAATTTAATTTGTTGAACGCTTCTGAAGCCTTCTGGTCGCCCTTTGGGAAGACCTCTTCGCTGATGCGCCAGTATTCGTCGTGCAAGGTCTGAATCCAGTCAGACAAGATGTCCATGCTGACCACCGTTGCCGGCAGCTCCACCTTCATCTTGATCTCGCCAACTTCCGCGTTGTCGTCGTACTGCAAGGTTCCATAGTTACGTTTCATTCTTTTCCCCATATGTCTGGTCGAATTTCTGCCTTAGTCACTGCACCTTTAGTCGCCGCCTCCAGGTTGATCGCTAGGCAAGCCCCAGCAGGCTTTCGCCCACTCAGGATCAGGCTCAGCCATGTCTTGCTGATCTCGCACTCCCTAGCGATCCGCGCCTTGGTACCCCGCGGCTGCTTCGCAAAAAACTCCTGCAACGTCATACACCCCTCCTTTAAGTTAAGGTGAAACAATGTTACACGAAATTAAATGAAAGTTGTACTTTTTTGATAGGTGGGGTACTATCTCCTTGCACTCAACCACGACAGGAGGTCTACATGGGTGAATGGCAGCAGTTGATGGAGGAGCGTCAACAGATGACCGAGGAAGCGCTTATACGGGCTGAGAAGGGCATCGCGACGCAAGAGGACTGGAACATCATCTGGTCCGAATGTGGCTTGGCTAAGCGCCGGCCTTTACTACCAATGCGAAAGGAAATTGAACATGGGTCTTATAGCGTCTGATAGCGGCAAAAGTTTTACCCCGATCCCGCCGGGAATGCATTTGGCGCGGTGCTACCGCATCATTGATCTTGGCACTCAGAAGACCGAGTGGCAGGGCCAGATCAAGAGCCTACCCAAAATCCTCGTGCAGTTCGAGGTACATGGTGAGGACGACAACGGCAACCCTTTGAAAACATCTGAGGGAGAGCCGATGAGTATCAGCAAGAGATACACCCTATCGATTGGTGACAAGTCGACTCTTCGAGCTGACCTAGCATCTTGGCGTGGTCGTGATTTCACTCCGCAAGAAAAGCAAGGCTTCTCCCTAAAAAACATTCTTGGTCACTGGGCAATGATCACTGTCTCTAAGAATGTGGGGAAGGATGGCAAGGAGTTCACCAACATCGCCAACATCAATCCGGTGCCCAAGATCATCAAAGAGCGAGGCCTTCCGGACGGTATCAACCCGCTGGTGAAATTCGACATTGATGATCCGGACATGGAAGTTTTTAATTCCCTGTCTGAGAAACTGCAAGAGACCATCAAGTCTTCACCAGAATGGCAGATGTACCACGGTACCAAGACAGAGACGAAAGCGACCGACTATGCGAAAGCTAGCGGCAAGGGAGCGCTAAGTGACCTCGACGACGACATCCCATTCTGAGGGGTATCAGCTCGGTCTTGATCTACAAGCTCAGGGCATCAAGCGGGTCTCCAGTCAGCATCAAGACTGGTTAGCCCGTGCCCGGGCTGTAGCAGTAAAGATCGCACGCGAAAGCGGGGAGGTATCCAGCGATGATATCCACGAGGCCCTGCCTCTGCCTCCGGAGGCCAATCCGGCGTTGATGGGTGCTGTGTTCAAAAACATTGGCCTGCGCGTGGTTGGGTATCAGAACACGAGACGCCCCCAGGCTCATGGCCGACTGATCAGGGTATACGGTCCATGACGAAGATTTTCACCATCAAAGACTTCGCTGAAGAGCTGCGGATATCTGATAAGGCGGCACGGTGGCGAATTAAGAACATGGAGCTAGAACGAAAAATTGTACGCATTCCTGGGAAGCGTCCGATTGTTTATAAAACTATGTCGTCCCATAAAGAACGGTGGCACGACCCATTCAACAAGTGCATGCGAGGGGATCATGAAAAAATTATTGATTGTGTTATTGCTAGCTACGTCAAGCGCAAAGGCCCAGTTTCTGAGCGGCAATGAGCTCTACTCAAGCATAACCGCCACGGAAGATTACAAACGGCTTTATGCGATGGGCTATGTTGCTGGTGTTGCGGATACAGGGAACAAAGCGCTACATTGCATCAATCAAGGTGTAACGATGGGGCAGGTATTTGACGTGGCAAAAAAATACTTGGAGCGGAATCCCGAAATCCGAGATTTTTCTGCTGACTCTTTACTGACTATTGCCTTTGCTCAGGCGTGGCCATGCGCCCACAAGAAGAAAGGCACTTAATCATGGAGGCACTCATGGAGCATAAAGAACCATTTTGGATGGGCACGCTGTTCGGCTCACTCATGATGCTGTTGACCGTGCTTGCTTATGACCGGCTGATGTCACGGCCGGACCCGAGTGCAGTAGAGATGCCGCGCAATGTTGTAGAGGCTTATCGCATGGGACTGAAAGATTCACTCAAGACCAATCCGCCCAGCCTGGATCTTGAGGCTACATGCATGGAACTATGGGCCAATAAACAGTGAGGGAACAATGAGAAAACCAATTTCAAAGATCGCAAAGATCACAAACTATTTTGATAAGCACGGCACTACTGAAAAGGCGGGAGACGTCGCTAAAAAACTGAAGGTGAGCGTGGCGCTTGTGTATAAAGCACGAGCGCAATATGCCATACCCGCGGAAAAGTGGCCTGAAACCGCTCAGGCAGCCAACACCCGGCAGGAGGGCGGGAGCCACTACAAGACCTTGGCCATCCAGCCATGGGACTACATCGTCCAGAATAATCTGGGGTTCCTGGAGGGTAACGTCATCAAGTACGTGACCCGGTGGAAGGATAAGGAGGGCGTGCAAGACCTTCAGAAGGCCCGTCACTTCCTGGACAAGCTTATCGAGGTAAACAATGGCTGAGATCACCATCCGCGCTACTGAAGCGGGGCACTGGTACACCCGAGAGGGTGAGCCCATGTACACCATAGAGGCCGCCAAGGGCGGTTATAGGCCCACCACGCTCCGCGATGCCCGCAAGCACAACCTAGTACCTAGCGTGACCACCATCATCAACGCGGCCGCAAAACCGGCCCTGTTGCAGTGGATGCAGAAGCAGGTACTCCTGGCTGCGCTTACTCTGCCGAAGATCGCATCCGAGACGGAAGAGCAGTATTTCGAGCGGATCATCAACGACAGCAAAGAGCAGTCCCGTATGGCCGCGGACGCCGGTACCGATATCCATGCCGCCATTCAGAACTACTACGAAGGTGGCGCGGTTAAGTGGCCGGACCATACCAAGAGCATCGAGGCATTCCGCTCCGCGGTGGATCAGGCTTTCGGCCCCCAGGTCTGGAAGTGTGAGCAGTCATTCGCCCATGAGATGGGGTTCGGTGGCAAGGTCGACATGCACTGCGACAGCGTCGTGGTGGATATCAAGACCAAAGAGTTTGCCGACCCAGACAAGGTCGACGTCTACGACGAGCACCTGATGCAGTTGGCTGCGTACCGGGTTGGCCTGGGGATGCAGAACGCTCGATGCGCCAACGTCTTTGTGTCTCGATCGGTCCAGGGGCTCGTGGTCGTTAAGGAGTGGAGCTCAGAGGATCTGCGTAGGGGCTGGCAGATGTTTTACCATCTGTTAAATTTCTGGCAAGCAAAGAACAATCACCAATGAAACAGATCACTGCATACGAAACGAGGGACGGGAAGGTCTTCACGGACGAAGAGGAGGCCGCTTATCACGAGTCCTTTCTCGACCAGCACCTAATTATTGAGAAGTGCCTAGACGAGTTTAAGTACCAGGGCGCAGCTCAGCGTGCGGTCGCTCGGCAGGCAATCGCGCATTGGGAAAATTGGAGAGCAAAAAATGTTAAGTGATGACGATATCAAGCAGCTCTTTATGTACTGCGAGAATAACGATGAGAAAGGCCTTTACGCCGAGGTGGACGTGCTGGAGTTCGCCCGGAAGATCGAAGCCTTCGTTTTAGCGACCATGGAAAAAAACCCCCCCAACGAAGGGGGGCAAACCCGTTGGTGACATCAACGGTGGAGAAGTTAAGGCGCCATTAAACCCAAGGATTGGGGCTCTAAAACGGGCCCCTTTTTTCTGTTTTCACGCAATAACGGAGCGCCAAGCGCCAATGGAACCCCAACAGCCATTGTTGGTGGGAATAAAGACATTCCCGCGCCCAAAACTCCTAGTCCACGCAGCGCTAACTCTACGGGGTCAGGATTGTCTTTTCTCATTTCCTGTATCCCACCTAAAAGCTCTCCACCGCCTGCGGCAACAGTTAAGGGAGGTATCCCATATCGAGCGGTAGCGCGCCCCGCTGTGGCAGCCGCCTGACCTAGCGGCGTCTGAGCCATACGCTGGAACATGTTGGTAACAGACTGCAACCCACCCTGCGGAGCATTCTGAGCCGCGATGCGAGCAATATCCAACGGAGCATTAATCCCGTACTTCTGCGCCAAAGGTTTGCTGACTTTCCCGCTGGGCATTATTCGACGATAGTCTGAGGCAGCATCAACAACGGTTTGAGCGCCGGGTTTTACAACGCCCGTAACAGCCTGCGCCCATTTTTGGCCAGGAGTAAGAGCTTGCCCTGGGCCTGGGAGGGCACCACCGCCCGTAGGAGCTCTCGCAGCTCCACTCAGCCTATTGACAACAGCAGAACCAAGATCAAGTGCTCCCTTGCCTGCTGAGAACATTGCACCAGCACCAGCCCCATAAGCTCGGCCAGCGTCCGTTTCGCTCTCTATTTGTTTCTGGTCTTGAATTTGTTTGATGGTCGGCTGTGGTTGACTAATTGTCTGATCGCCGAAATCTTCGGGCAATTCCGACATAAATGGGTTGTCAGCTAGTTCTGCTGGCAATTCAAAGACCGATGGAACATTACCGCCAAAGCTCGAAAGCAGATCTGAGGTTATAAGAATTGCTTCAGGCGGCAAATCGTTTATGTCTTTCGTTTCCGTAAAACGTTCACCAGCTTCACCAGCAAAGAACCCAGCGGCAATTGCCGCGGGATCATTGCCAAGGGATTCACGCAAATTATTGATCATCCCCATCGAGGCGCGAATATTCTCTAACACCTCTTCTGGGTTGTCGCCTATGGCGGCAGGAGAGAACTGGCTTTCTTGAAAAAGAAGCCTCAAAGCAAAGTCCGGATTGACGCCAGCCGCTCTTGCCTCTTTGATAATATTTTCTGCCAGAAAAATTTGCTCTGGCGTCATCTCGTTAATATTCATTGCGGCACCCCTTTGCGAAGCTCATTGGCCTTCTTTTGAATATCGTTAGCCAAGCTTCCGCTAGAAGGAGCGGAGCGGGGAGCGGCCGGAGTAGCAGCGCCGGCAGGGGCTGTAGGAGTGGCAGCGGGCTTAGTTACAGGCGGCTTAGTTGCTGGCGGCTGAGGCGCAGAAGAAGGCGAATTACCATAAAGTGGCGACTCGTCAACAATCCTTTCAAGTTTTTGATCATACCTATCTGCAATCTCTTTGTATTGATCAGAATTTAACCAGTCGGTATATCTAGCTTTGGGATCTCTGTTTTTTACTTGACGCCACGCTTCTATTTTTTCTAAGTCAAAATCTGAACGTGCCTGAACAAATTTCATCTTGTCACGCAAAACATCTGCGTTCATTTCTACAGTTCCACCAAGACGAGCAACAACTTCGCCTTCCATGTTAGACACAGCACCCTGACCTGATAGATAAACGCGACGGAAGAGCAATTCAATATTGGCAAGCTCTGTCATTAAAGCAACACGAGCATTAAGCTGCTCTTGAGTTACATTTCGGTCCATCCTAATGACTGCTTCGCGAACCGCAGGAACTGAAATTCTAGCGGTTGGGCCAAGTGAAATTCCTTCGGCGACTAATGTGCCTATAGCATCACCAAATGTAGGATTGGAAAAAATACCTATAGCATCGCCAGCCCTATCTATTAATCTTTGTGCTCGTTTTGTAACCTGCCGCATTAATGCAGCATTGTCGCGATCTTTTGGAAGGGCTGCTTCCGCATCTGCGGCATTCTTTCCAACGTTTTTAGAATATTCAATAAGCGCCGCTCTGTCCGCCTCCATCTCAGTTTCTGTGCGGAAAGCTGGTTGTGCGGGAGTGCCTGATGTTGATGCACGAGCACCGGGTGCACCAGCAGGTTCAGCGGCTCCGCCTCCGGCAGGAGCGCCAGCAGTAGCTCCAATAGTGCGAGGTGCGCCTTCTGGAGGGTTGATGCCGTACTTTTTAGCAATTTGCCAGTACGTCGGCCAATCATTCCTTGACAGAGCGCGATTAAGTTCAAACGCGTCTTGCGACGGTATGTCTAGGCTTCTGCCTGAATAGGCAAATTGATGTTTTTCTTGACCTTTAAAGAAGGGAGACCAAGTATTTAATTGCCTATCAAAAACACCGTCATCTTTAACCTCAAAACGCTGACGATCTAGTTCATTAGCTTTCTGCACTGCCTCAAGCGGGTCTCTTCCCTGTTGCTGGGCAATCATCATGTATTCATCACCCGTCACAAAAGTGGGGTTGGGTGGCCCCATAGGAACTGTTGGTCCAAACATGTGTTTAGTGGCGTCAGGCAACGCGCCTTGAGCCTGCGCTTGAACAGCGGGGAGCGCACCACCAGAAGTCGGTGCAGTAGGCTTGCGAACGACAGACGGCGGCAGAGCAGGTTTAGAATCCGCTGCGACGGGAAGCGCCCCGGCCGGTCCGGTAGCAAGAGTCGTTTGCCCCCCATCACCGCGCTTACGCATTTGTTCGTAAACACGATCTAGCTGACGCATTCTTTCCCTGCCTAGCTCTGCACCAGCAAGCTCAAGCTCTTGACTAGCAATGGTCTTGGCTAGCTCCTGCTCTTTCTCTTGAGCGGCACCAAGGTTCTCTGCGACACGACCGAAGGCCTCAAAAGCGCTACCGCTTCCAGTGGGTGCCAGAAAGCCCTTAGCGGCCGCCAGCCACATTGGATCGAAGGTTCTGTTCTTGCGGACGTCGAGCGTCTCTGCGAGCTTGCGCTGAGCCTCTATGTAGCGTCGGTTGGCTTCCGCCGCCTCCGGCGACACCTCCGGCAAGAACCCCGCTAAAGCGCCTTTAGATTGTTGCGTAGCCATGATTTAACCGTTTAGAAAGGACTGTAGTAATCGTCGTCAACCGGGTTGAAACCTTCGTTACGAAGTATTTCGTCAAAAGCATCTTCACTCATGCCGCCAGGAATCGCTCCACCAAACGAATCTTTAACCCAGTCGTATACGCTCTTTAACCCCGTACCAAGAGCAGTTCCACCCTCGCCAGACGTACCGCCACGAGCCGCACCAAGCAGAGAAATAATTCCGAGAACATTTTGTAGGTCGGATTGCTGGTAATAATCACGGCCTCTCGGACCCACCGTCGTCTCCGTTTGCGTGGTCGGTATGGTGAACCCACGCAGCAGAGCGTTGGCCGTGGTGGCCGTTTTAAGGGGCGCGTCGAGGATGCTCTGCTCGTAAGCTTGCCGCTCTGCTCCGGCCTTAGTAAGCGCACCAGATCCGGTCAGCCCGAGCTCTTGCTCTTTACCGGCGATATCAGCCTGCGTGCGAGCTGCTTGATTCAGCAGGCTACCCTCGTCAATGGCGGCCTTCAGAGCCTCGCTATAACCTTTTGAGAGGGCGCCGTACTGCTGACCCGTCAGGCCCGCCTGAATGTCTGCCATGGACTGCCCAAGGGCTCCAGCGTACCGCCGGCTGCCCAGGCCACCGCCACCAACGAACCCAGCCTTCAGCATTGGCAGCACATTGCGCTGCACGTTCTGCTGCGAGAGACGCGCCATTTCATCGACGACGTTCTGCGTGTAGGGGTTCATAAAAGACGTAATGCGCTCAGGCGTGATACCACCCGCAGCCGTCGCGGCCGTCTGGCCGGCAGCAGTCAGTCCCGGCTTGTAAGCGCCAGCAGCACCCTCGACTTGACCGTACCCAAGATCTTGCAGGGGGTCATAACCGGCCACCATCTCGGACGGAGACCGGCCCATGGCAGTCTGACCAGCCTGGGAGAGATCGGTCAGGTAATCGGTGTAGTAGTCTGGACCAGCAACCGCGGTGGTTCTGGTCGTCGTGATATCTGGTAACGGCGCCCCTTGCATTATGGACATGGTTATCTCCTAGCCTTTCTGTCTTTAGAACCCTTCTTGGGGCTGTCTTTCAAGTAATCCAGTGGTGACTTTGCCGGCGGGGGCAAGTCCTTGGGATGCGCCGATCTAGCCTGTGCGCGGATCGAATGCATCATGTCGTAAAGCTTGTCGCTGCCTGCTTTGGTAGACCCGTTCCCAAGAGCGGCCACCACGTCAGCGGGGAATACAAATTCACCGTCGGCTAGCATGGCAGGAATATCGTCCGACTGCCCGTCTCCAGGTCCGGTCACCGCGTCGCCTTCGCGGAAATCAATACGGGGCTTGCCAGAATGATGCACCACATTTAGCCCGCCCCCAGCATACCGGCCGTATCGAGTGGTGCCACCCTCATTAAACATGGGAGTAGACAGCCCGCCCTCCTTGAAAGTAAACATCGGCGTGCCGACGCCTGGGGCTCTGAACGGATTAAACATCGATGAGATCTGCGAGTCGATCCCACGCGCCACGTTCAACGTGTCGTCGATTTCCGAGGATTTCCCGTAATTAAAGTAGCTTGGAGCAGGTTGAGCATTCATATCTGTCGTTTCAGGTGTGGATTGCTGCCCCTCTGGCGCCATGAAAGGTGTGTCGTCAGTATATGACTGGGTCTCGACTTTTTCCAGGAAATCCTGTAGGGGGCCCTCAAATTTGGCAGTTTGACCGCCGGTTACTAATGGGTTGAATGGTCCATACGTATCTTCTGCCGAGGAAGACGGACGAGGGGCCAAAAACGCACTCAGGCCGCCCCCAAGAGCAGCTTGACGACGTTGCCGCTGTTCCGAAGCCCGTCGTGCAGCCGCTGCCTTTGCTGCCTTCTCTGCCTCGGTTTCTTCTGGGGGTGGAGGTGGCGGCGGTGGTGG